ATGAGTGACTCGCCTCAAATCAATTCCCAGATACCCCAGCCGAGACATCAAAGATACCGACCCGACATAGATGGATTACGAGCTATTGCTGTATTATCAGTTGTTGCCTTCCATGCTTTTCCTGACTGGATGAAAGGTGGCTTTATTGGTGTTGATATATTCTTTGTTATCTCTGGCTTTCTGATATCGACGATTATCTTTGAAGGCCTTGATAAGGAAACATTCAGCTTTTCCGATTTCTACGCACGCCGGATAAAACGAATCTTTCCAGCACTTCTTTTAGTGTTATCGGCATGTTTAGCGATTGGCTGGGCTGCGTTATTTGCTGATGAATACAAGCAACTAGGAAAACATATTTTTTCCGGAGCATCCTTCGCATCCAACTTCACATTATGGGGGGAAGCCGGGTATTTTGATAACTCCGCCGAGAGCAAACCGCTTCTGCACTTGTGGAGTCTGGGCATTGAAGAACAATTCTATATTGTTTGGCCGTTGCTGCTTTGGTTGGCATGGAAGCGAAAGTTCAGCCCCGCATTGATAATCTCTACGCTTGCAGTCATTTCTCTCTACCTCAACCTTCGAGGAGTAAGCAAAGATGCCGTGGCCACATTTTATTCCCCACAGACACGCTTCTGGGAGTTACTAAGTGGCAGCCTTTTAGCATGGGCGACTCTCTATAAGGGTGATTTTTTCAATACCATCAAGGTTAAGACAGGGCGCATTCTGGAGGTAGCGATACCAGGAATTCAAGTAAATAGTGGAGAACGGCAACTATCCAATCTGCTATCACTTGTTGGCCTGTCATTGCTCGTGTACGGCTTCTGGCGTATTGATTCTGGGATAGGTTTTCCAGGTAAATGGGCAATAATCCCAGTGCTGGCTACAGTACTGATTATCTGTGCGGGACCGCAGACCATAATTAACAGACTTGTTTTGTCAAACCCAGTTTTGGTTTGGCTGGGACTGATCAGTTTCCCCCTCTACCTGTGGCATTGGCCATTATTATCGTTTCTATGGATCATCGAAGCCGGCAACCCAAGCTATAAGGCGCTGCTGATAGTTCTGGTGCTATCTGTTTTGCTTTCGTGGTTGACCTATCGGCTAGTCGAGCGCCCAGTTCGTCTCGGACGGTGGCGCAAACATGTACCTTCAACGCTGGTATTTTTGATGTTGGTTGTGGGCGCTCTGGGGGGCTTAACCTATAAGAAGGATGGTTTTGGCGACAGAGTGGCTGCTAACGGTGTGAAGTTTTCCGAGTACTCTGACCTCTTGGCCATTAACCTTGGACTGGGTGATAGCTGTGTATATGACAAGGACTTCAAGACTGATAAGTGTAAATTTGGCGATAGTCCCACAGTTTTGCTATGGGGAGACTCTTATGCGATGCATCTGGTGCAGGCACTAGAATCCAGCAAGGATGTTTATTCCTTTCGTCAGCACACGGCATCTTCTTGCCGTCCTATCTTGGATATGAATTATTATGACAACGGACCGGACGGGGATAACTTTGTAAAAAACTGCTTGCGACAAAATGAGCTGGTGTATAAATGGTTATCGGAAAACAGACAAATCACACACGTCATCCTGTCGTCACCGTACAACCTTAAGAGTGATATTTTTGTTGAGGGAAAGGTTGTCAAAGGCGGGTATGACACCCAAGCCCGCTACATGGAGTTGACAATAGATAAGTTACGAGCACTGGGCGTCAAACCCATTGTTGTTGCACCGACGCCTTGGTCTGGTTATGACATGGGACGATGCTGGGCAAGACGATCACTCGTCAGAGCAGAGGCGAGCTGCGACTTCTTGTATAAGAACTCAAATGAAATGACCTTTGATATAAGTCAATTCATGCAAAAAGTGGAAACGTTTGCTCCAGTTTTCCATCTGCAAGATCTCACTTGTGTTGATGGTGTGTGCTCCACTCATATAAATGGTTTTCCGCTTCATCGTGATAAAGGCCATTTATCCATGTCGGGCTCCGCCGAGCTCGGTAAAAAGTTCAACCTGACCAAAATGCTGATCGATAGGGCTGACTCATACTGGGACAACCAGTAACGTCGAGCAGCGCCCCCCATTTGGGCGAAGTAGTTTGGTGCGGTACGCCGCACCATTCCTCCTACAGGCACGCCCCAACCGCCGCGACCAGCTCCCGCTCATAGCCAATCCGCTGCCGCCGTTCCGCCAGTAGCGCCCGCACCTTCAGTTCCAGATCGTCGGACTTCTTCAGATCGGCAGCTGCCCAGGGTGGCACCGCCACCTCCTGAGTCTTGCACAGGACCGGCACCGGCACCTCGACCCGAACAGTGCGCACTTCAGGCTCCCGGCCGGCGCACCCCGCCAGTACCACTACAACCCACAACAGCAGCAACTTCATAACCCCAGCTCCTGATCGATAACGACCGTGGCGGCCGCACACTGGTCGCCACCGGTTCGCTCCTGCAGCAGACGGTTTGCCGCGGCATACTCGCCCTGGGCCAGCTCTCGGGCGTCGGCCTGGGCCTGGGCGGCGCGCTGCTCACGCTCTCTACCGGCCAGCACCAGCTCGCCGAGCTTCCTGCCCTGCTCGCCCGCTAGCGCTTCCAGATTGGCCCGGCCGGCCTTGGCCGTTGCCAGGTCGTCCTGGGCGGCGTCGAGCTGTGGTCGGTAGTGGCCCGCGGCAAGCCAGGCACCAAGACCGGCGCCGGCGGCGATCAGCAGGCCGGCCAGCACCAGCATGCCGAGCAGCTTCTGCACCGGCGTCATGTCAGCGCCCGCCGCACGCCTTCGGCCAGCACGGCGTCCGGATAGGCATACCCGGCATTCTCGTGATGGATGATCGCCTTGACGAACCCGGCCATGACCGTGGCCTGGGCCAGGTCAATCTCCGCCCCAGGCCGAGTGCCGGTGTTTGCCTCTACGGCCCGCACGTAGGCAGCTGTGTCGTTCTCTACCGCCGGCGCCCAGCGACTGATAATCGCCTTCACCGTCTTGAGCCCGTGCTTACGCTGGTAGGTCAGCAGAAGCTTGCCCAGGGCGCGGATGCCATTCTCTGGCGTATCGAACCGAGCGAATCGCTTCTCAAGCGCTGGGTTTGGTGGGAGCTGGCCCTGCCACTTGTTGGCCGGGTTGTAGTCGATGTTCCCGGGATTGCGATTGCGCACCCCGCGGGTTTCGGTGTTCGGCATACTTTTCTCCAGGCAAAAAAATACCCGCTCAATGGCGGGTGCGGGCTTGCGGACGAATCACTCTGGCCGCGGCGGCCAGACTGGCGGATCAAGGCTTAGATCGACCCGGTTTACAGCAACTCGGTACTGCCTCCAGGCTGTTAATGCCGCGACATCCTCATCTGTCGAAAGGCCAAGCTCTACCGAATCCTTGAGCGGTGCGATGCGTAGGCGTGCGACATCAAGGAGCTCATCACGCTTGAGTGCATTCTCGGCACAGATCTGCCCGGGAGTCCTTGCGGGAGCTTCTTGCGGCTCGGCAACCACGACCACGCCGTCCTTGACGATAAAGCCATTACCACGCTGGCCCGCGACAAGGCCTGCATACTCCTCGTCATCCAGTTCGATCGCGTCATCAGGCTTGAAACTATCGTCGTAGAAACCGCCAGCACTGGGCGAATAGAACATGGTCATTTCCCGCAGCTCCGGAAGTTGAGATAAGGAACCCAGCCGGTGACCGGCGTGCAGATGGCAACGGTGAAAGCGGTTAGGCTCTCCGTTGTGCTGTTTGTGCGCTTGTCGGTGGTCAGGAAAAAGGGGGTCATCGCAGACTGGGCGTAGGACGGCGCGCCATTGAGGCTCGCGACGATGTTGTGATGGGCTGACAGGTAGTTGATCGGCAACGTGACTATGTAGAAGTGCGTGTACCAGGTCTGGCCGCCGATCGTCTGCGGGTTAAAAGCTCCCACGGCAGAGAGCGCAACAAGCCCCCATTGAGTGATGCCACCATCCGGCATTCGACGCCAACCTGTGGTTGCCAGCAGACTGTTGTCCGAGAACTTCTTAACGAACCCCTGCCCCGCCAAGCTGGACAGGGTGGCATCGAGCGGCTGAGCTGCTACGGGCGTGTTCCCCCCAAGCGCGGCGTACAGCTCATCAAAGTTGCCGTTGATTTTCATGTTGGCGCTTCGTGGCGTATCACCGCCTACGCCAGTTGGTGGCGTCCCGAGTTGAATTACCTGCTTAGCCATTTATTGCTCCCAAAAGAAAGCCCTCGCGCGGAGGGCTTGGTTGAATGCGTGCCTGATTACAGGGGTCGCATTGGCCTGGCGGCAAAGGTGGTTCGTCCGTTCTTTGCAGTGCCGCCTTCAGAGCTCACCATCGCACCTATGTAGCCATTGAGGGTTGAGCGCACACCGGCATGGAATCCACAAGGCGTTTCAAGCGTCGAGTTGCCGTTGTAGATCCTCCCGCCGATCAGGGTCGAAGCGAGGAAGTAATCCGCATAGTCGCCAGTCCACGGCATCTGGCAGCCAGACCAGTAGACTCCTCCGACCTGCTCGCCACGATTATCGAGTGACCAGCCTTCATTGACAGGAAACCCTCTCATCGAAAGCAGGTTGTCGGCCCCGACAAAAATCACCTCGCCGGCCGCGTTTTTCAGCCTGATGTCATACTCGCTGGGTGGGCCAACAGAACGGAACGTCGCCACCAGCCACTTCCCGCTGCAATCCGAGCTGTTGAATGGCGACATCAGCTGCAGTTGGAACGAGAACCCCGTCCAGCTCCCCGGGCTGCCGATGTTCATCAGCGTGTGATACATGCCCTGGTTGTTCGGGTTCAAGAACACCATGGGCGGATCGGGTGTGGTGATCGGCGTTGGGTAAGTGATGGTTGCTGAAGTGATGGTGAGAGGGGCACCAGGCGGCTTACCGATCACATAGCTGCCACTGGCAGCGACCCCGAGAACCCTGTTCACGCTGTCAATCTGAAAGAAGTTCAGACCGTTGCGCGACCTGAATCCGTAGTCCATGCCTCCCCCTATTGATAAGTCAGGATGAAAACGTTCAAGGCTATGCCGGCGCCACGGCGCACCCTGAGCTGGCCGGTAGACCAGAACACAGCAGGGAGCGCCGAGGAGCTGTTAGAAGCGTCCTGAAGCGTGACGCAAACGAACGAAGTCGCGGTGATCTCCGGCATATCGATGAAGCTGGTGAAGTCGCTGGTGATCGGTGGGACCGTAACCTTCTTGGTCACGATCGAACGAATCCCCATGGTCGACGTGTTGAGCGTTTCCACGCCGGCGGCGCTCCTTGTTCTGGCTCCATAAAACGCCATTACGAAAGCCTCCCCAGCCCTGCACGCTCGATATGGTTCAGGTCGTAAACGAAGATGCCATTGTTGTTCAGCAGCGTAGAACCTTCCGCTGACTGGCCACGTAGCGTCAGCGTCCCTGCCGGTATGTTGATTTCCAGCAACGGCAGGCCTTCGCTGTTGAGTGCTGCCGACCTGAGCGTCATGCCAAGTACGAGCTCCTTGATAAAGGCCTGGTTGATAAACGCCTGGTTGATGAAGACCTGGCCGTCCTGGACAACAAATGGCACAGCGAGAGCGCCCCCGCCCATGCCATTCACCACGGCGAAGCGATCCGCGCTCACCAGGAACTGGCTCTGCAGGCCGGCCGGGCCGTTCTCGATGCCCAGCCCAATACCTGCGGCGACATAACGCCCCGCAGAATCGATCTGCATCTTCACCGACCACATGGTTGAGGCCTTGCCGTCGAGCGCCACTTGGGCCTGGCTGACCTGCTGGACTACTGCGCTGTTTTGCGCCATTTCAACCTGAACGGTATCGACTCGCTTGCCGGTGGCCACGTCCCCCTCAATCACTGCCGATTGCACCGACCAGACCCCAACAAAGCTTTCCGTCGAGCCGGCCAGGTCCTCGGTGGAGCCCGCCATCGGCGGGTTCACTTGGGCAAACACGCCGTCTACCTTCTCGCTGATGGCCGATACCTCACCCGATACCACCTGGATGCGGTTGTTGACCGACCCGGGCAGGTCGGCCGGTCCATCGATCAGGTTGATTCGGTCGCCCAGGTGTTGGCCGAGGGCGGACTCGCCGATCTGGCCGGAGAAATACTCCTCGTATTCGCTCTGGTCAGAACTGGCCTGGCCGTTGACCCCAATCCCCGTCGGGTACCATGGCCCGATGTTGCCGGTGCGATCGACCAGGCGCGCCCAGAAGAAAAACGAGGCACCCGCCAGGATGCCCTGCATTTCGTGCCGGGCCTGCGGGTATGCGAAGTCGCCCAGCTTGATCGCGTCTGCAAGCGACGTGGTCTTGCTGTACCAGATCTCGGTGCGCTGGGTGTCCTCTGCGCCCGCAGGGAAGCCCCAGTCCAGCCGGATGCCGTAGACCAGGCTCGTCGGGGTCAGGAACGACACCGACGGCGGCACCCCCTCCTTGCCCTTGAGCTGGGTCAGGCTCGAGCTTTTCCAGATCGACGAGATATCGAAGGCGCTCACCGCCCGTACCCGGGCCAGGTAGGCACCGGCATAGATCCCGGTCACGTCGACGCTGGTCGCGCCAGTGCGCTGCACCTTGATCCAGTTCCCGCTGTCCTTGCGCCATTCCACGTCGTAGGCCACAGCACCGTTCACCGCGGGCCACGAAATGTTCATGGTGCTGACGGCGATGCCCTGGTCAACCGCATAGTTCGAGGTCAAGGTAACGCTCGCCGGCGGCGGAACGACGGTGATCGGGATCACGCTGATCGGCCGCTCTTCCAGGCGGGCGCCGGTGTCGATGAAAGCGAACTTGCCGGGTTCGTACTGCAGGGCGCTGATCTCGAAGTCGCCCTCGGTGGTGCGCTTGGTGCTCAGCACCCGGTAAAGCGGGATTGCCAGGTCGTCGGCATCCAGCGCCCACTGCAACTGAGGCAGCGGTGGCTCACTGTAGGCCGCGGTCACGGTGACAGCGCGCCCGGTGACGCTTTGCACGGTCCGGCCTTCGGCGCGTCCGCCCGGCAAGTTGATGATCAGGCGATCGCCGGCCTTGGCCTGGGTGTCGCGGTCGAGCGTCACCACGCGCCCGGCCACTGCCGAGATCCGGCCGCCAATTTGCCGGCCGGCCAGCAGCGAATCCGCCACCGGGATGATGTGCCCGGGCAGAGGAATCACACCTTCCATACCAGTCTTGAAGTTGATGGTCCGGTCCTGGTTGTTGCTCAGGATCGCCCACTTACCGCGGCGCTGTGCCTCCGAAGCACGGGTGCAGCCAATGGCCGTCAGTTCGGTGGGCTTATCGCCGAAGCGGCGCTGCAGCTCCAGATCGGCAAACGGAATGACGTCGGTGTCGTAGTTGTTCGCCGGGTTATCGTAGCTGACCAGGGCGCGGGTGTACCGGGTCTTGGCCGAGGCACTGCCGTAGGAGAACTTCCCGTCGACGACGTTGGCCCGGGTGAAGACATAGTCGTAGTCCTGGGCGCGTGGCATGTCGGCCTGCATCACCAGCTGGCCCTGGGCCCAATAGGTCATGCCTCGGTAGATGCCGGCGATATCGCGCAGCAGCGACCAGGCGTCGGCCTTGCCCTGCAGGTTCATATCGCAGAGGAAGCGCGGCTCCTGGCCGCCCAGGCCGTTTGGCACGTTCTGGTCGCAATACTGCGAGATCCGGTACAGCTCCCACTTGTCGACCATATACGGCTTGATGCGCTTGCCCAGGCCGAAGCGGTCCTCGGTGCAAATCCCGTAGGTGATCCAGGCCGGGTTGTTGGTCCAGGCCTGCTTCATGGTGCCGTCCCAGGTCCCGGTGTAGGTGCGGGCGACAGGGTCGTAGTTGCTCGGCACCTGCCACTTGCGCGCCTTGCACTTCACGGTGACGGCCGGGATGTTGGTGAACTGCTCGGCGTCAAACTCGATGTACAGCAGCGCAGTGTTCGGGTACCGCAGCTTTGCGTCGATCACCTCGGTCAGGCCGGCGATCAGCATGGTGTCGGCGACCTTGTTGCTGTTCTGGTTGGGTGTCAGCCGGCGCACGCGAATCAACCAGCCACTGGTGGCCGGCGGTAGGTCTACACGACGGGACCGCTCGTAGCGGGTGGTGGTCTTGCCGTCCACCGCCTCGAGCAGCACCTGCTGATAGGCGCCGCCATCGGTGGCCACGTCAATCGCGTACTCGATGCGGTAGCCGCCGATCCCTTCTTCGTCCTGAGCCTGCAGGGCCGGCCAGGCGAACCGAACGCGCGCGGCCGACAGCTGGGTGTTGGTGATCGAGCGCACCCACGGGTCGCTACGCAGCTCGACGTTCAGCGTGGTCTCGTTCTCGACCGACGGAATGCCCGGAATGTACGACTGATCCACGGAGCCCGAGCGCCAGTCCCACTTCACGTTCGGGAAGTTGATGTTCCCGCTCGCATCCTTGATCGGCGTGTTGTCCAGGTAGATGTCGTAGTCGGTCGGGGCGCTGTCGAACTCGCCCTCGCCCACGGCAATCAGCATCTTGGCCAGGTTGGTCGAGCGCAGGCTGTCGTTGGCTTCGGTTGGTGACTTTGGCTTGCTGCTACCGCCCTTCTCGCCGCGGATGTCGATCTGTGCTGCTGCGCCCATGTTTTCCTCCAGGCATAAAAAAGCCCGCGCTAGGCGGGCCGGGATTACTTTTATCAGATCATGTTTTTTGCGGTTGCAGGTCCAGCAGAAGCGTATCGTTTTTCTTGGGGAATGCAGTATTCAGCATGAGCATGAACTGGTCCCAAGATGTCGATGCGCGCATCAAGGCGATGAGCGCGTGTACATGCTGAGCCAATGCCGGATGCCCCACATCCTCAGTGAGTAACTGGTGATGCTTGCCCTTGCGATTGCCTTTGGCATCCTTCGGGTTTCGCATTTCAAGCTCCTGAACAATGCCGGGAGCGAGGCGCTCATAAACAATGTCATTGGTGTACATCCCGGCTGCTCCGGGCCGCCTTGATGGCGAACTCAAATCTTTCCGCTGCCATCCTTTGAGCCGAAACATCTGATTGTAGAACTCGTCAGGAAAACGTTTCGCCCATGCAGCCAGTTCTTTCCTCAGAAACTGATCGAGAATTGCTTGAAGGGCCTGCTTGTCCCTAACCTCCTGGTAGCCGGTAGCCTCATCGACCAGAGCGGTAATACCTACATGGGCCAAACCCCGCATTATGATCTCAGCTTTGGCCGCTACTTTTTTCTGAGTTTCCGACAACTCCCCAGCATCCCGGGCCTTCAGCCATACTTCGCAAACTTGGGGTAGTGCGGTTGCATTTATGCCATGAGCAACACCACCTCCCTGACCGTGCCGGTACTCAAGAGGGGCAGACACCAGCGCCATCAAGTCATTGGAAATAAAGGGTAAAAGAGCCTTTGGATTCATGAAAAACGGAAGTTTTCCACCAGCAGAATCGTCCTCTTTTTTCCTGAAGTCATTACCGCCGTAGCCCCTTCCTAGTGCGCGCCCGACACCACGCTGAGAAAGCACCCGAGTCCCATCTGGCAGCACGGCGCAGTCAATACTTAACTCGCCGATACTCAACTGCCCAACGTACAGAGCCTTTGGGGAACCCCAGCGGGCCTCTGCAGCTTTCTTGGCAATTTCAGAGCGTTCGCTCGGCGATAAAGCTTTTGCTCGAGCTGCGCCACCTGCGGCTTTCCCCTTTGGCTCCAACATGCTTGCATCCTCTGATTGATATGCTTGCATTAAAAATCATCAATGCAAGCATGTCAAAGCCATTTTGCAAGCATGCCAAGCTCACACTTTATCCTCCGCGTAGATCGATGCAGAAATGATCATCCCGCCCCACCGGCGCTCACCTATGCAGATCGGGACAGGGTTGCCGCTGGCGGTTGTGTTCTTGGCGCTGCCGAAGGCGTATGAGGGCAGGTTTTCGGGGGATGCGCTCTGCGATAAGCCTCCCTGTTGCGGGCTGAGCATCTGGATCACGCCACCGGCGACTGTTCCTATACCGCCGGCGATCAACGCCCCGCCAATTGGGGATGCTGCGCCAAAAGACATCCCGCTGATCACTACGCCAGCGACAATCATCACGGCGCCAACAATAGTTTGCAGAAGTCCTGCGCGCTTGCTGCCTGTAATAACCGGAACTATCTTCAGCTCCCTCGTACCACTTAGGCTGAACTCTTTTTCTCCAACGTTCTTGCCGTTACGAAAGATGGCAAATCGCATTCCGAGATTAGAAAGCCTAACCACCTCCTCCTTGAAGCCAGAAACAGTGACCTCCAAGGCCTTGAACACTTCAACTGCGGTGCCATTGTCTAGAGTGCGGTAATGGACCTTCTCAAGACCACGCCACATACGCCCAAGTAATTTGATTTCTGTCCGAGGCGCGTAATGCGCTGCCGTATTTGACATTTCATGCTTCCATAAAAAAACCGCCCGAAGGCGGCCATGTTCAATTTATTTAGATGCACGCTTTAGCTGTATCCTTCCAGCCACTTGTTCCTGCCCAATCCATCGGGAGGAAGACACGAACCTTAGAGCCGGTGTTCACCTGTTCAACAACCGCCAATGCAACAACGCCAGAGAAAGTGGCTGAAGCAGCAATCTTGTACCCAGCCTCAGTCTCAATGGAGCTGGTTGACGGGTTGAACTCTTGCCACTTAGGCGCAAGACACCGAGCAAACTGTTGCGGTGTTTTTTTTGATTGGCTCGAAAAAACTGGCTTGTCTTGCTCCAGGCCTGAAGTCGAACACCCCGCCAGTAGCGCAACAGCCAACGCTCCTATCACAATCCGCATATTTACTCCTTGTGCTCTCGTACGGTGAGGGTGAAGAAATAGAACGAGATTTTTTCGTTCTCAATATCCCTCAGCTCGTACCGAATTCTATCCAGACCATCGTCGATGCGAGTCACGACGAGGTCCATGAATTGGGTTAGTCCGCCACCGAAGCCGCTTAGGCTCAGTGCGCTAACGTCATGAAAAACAGCCGTCACACCCTCTGTTTCTGGATCTTCCGAGGAAGACATAGTCAGCGTGAGGTTGTATTTGAAATCCACCATTTCGAGCCGCATCGAAGCTACGCAATTGTGTTCGAAAAAGAGTTCGTTTAAGCGAGACAGCTCCATTTACGACTCCGATTGCAGATCGGCTGAAGCACGCAGCGCTACTGCTCCAATACCAATTCCAGGTGCGCTTTTGGTTTCGAGTTAGGGATCGACCTTCTCATCGAAAACTATTTGATACTGTTTTTTACCAGTGCCCTCAAGTAGGTCTTTCAGAGCCTGGGCTCGACGGTCTAAGCAAGCTTTAAAACCTGAGCTTTCAGGGGGGCCGAAATCTAAGCAGGGATCACGATTATCAAGTGGTTGCCTCTTGGGGGAGCACCCCGCCAGTAGCGCTACCGCTAACGCTCCTACAATCAATTTCATGCAGGTCACTCCTGTGGAAATGCGGGCAATGTAGCACCGGGTAGCCAGAAACGAAAAAGCCCAGCGGGGGCTGGGCTGTCCCCTCGACGCACGGGTCACTTGTGAAAGATTGCCCAAAGCACTCCGGCGATAATCAAGAAAGCGAGCAAGTAGGAGCCGAAGCCTGGCCTTGCTGTCGGCGCGCTGTGGCTGATCTTGGGCGCCTTGCCGTTGCCATAAAGCTTCGACGTAGAAATTCCTGTTCCTGGAATGCTGCTCGTGACCTTCGTGCCGCGCTTGCTCAGGTTCACTGTCGTGCCTTTTCCCCCGATAGACGTACTGAGACCGCTTTTGCTGACATTAAGGCGAATGCCTGGGGCGACTTTGAAGCTCTTCCGGATGCGAAATGCCATGGCTCTAATCCCTGAGAGTGCAAAACGCCATCATAGCCCCATTCGTCTCGGCGCCAAGCTGTCCGCGCATCCAGCGTGGATGGAAAGCCAGTAGCGCCCGTCTCAAGGTTAGCAGTAACGTTTCGCCTCTCTCAGAACCAAGGAGCGGTCATGTCTATCAGAAGCCTCGCGAAAAACCTTCCCGCTGATCCCGACAACAATGGGTGGGTACTTGGCTGGGGTTTGCGCCGAAGATCTTCATGGGAATTCATCGACATCTATGCGTCCAAAGACGTAGCTGATGCTGAAGCATTACGCCTGGGCCCTGACTACTTCGTTGACTATGGCACTCACCGTCTTGGCACGGACGAGTTCATTGGCGGATCTAAGCCTCCGAAGTAGCGGGAAGGCTTTCCTCGGTTAGTTGGATGCGGCATGGGCCAATCACAAGTTTGGCGATCAAGCCGGGCTTGCCAGTGAAGCTCCGGTGGTAACCCGACCCACCTGGCCCGACTTTACCCGAGAACTTCATACGGTCGATCTCAATGCCGCCATCCAAAATTGCGACCTCGGCGTCGGCGCCGCAGAGAACGCCGCCGGGCATGGTGAAGAGGTCATGAATGGTCAGAATGTAACGCTGGCTTATTTGCATATCGCCCTCCTAGCTCAATTTGGCTGAACTGAAAAAACTGTCTGCCGCACAGACATAAGGAACCACGTTGATGGACCCTCGATTTGTAATCGAAAGAAACTTCCCGCGATGCGATAACTACGATGACAACTCATTCCTCGGAAAGCTGCACGAGCACGCTCTTTGGGCGCAAGATGAGTATTGGCTCCTGGAGTGGGCTCTGTACCAGTTAGCGAAGGATGAGGCTATTTCTGAAGATCTCTCGTGGCAGGTGTTTCGAATTTTTAGCCACTGCTTTCTCTCATTCGGATGTCACCTTGATCGTAATGACTTTTTCAAAATTCGAAACCTCAAGAGAGCGCAGCTATACGATTGCAGGGAGAGATTCCAGATGGTATTTGAGGGTTTTTTCTCCAGAAATATGCCTGAGCAAAAGTTTTTTGAAGAAGAGAATCCACTGTTGCTCACCCTCCATAAATATTCTTAAGCGCTTTTTTTGCATCAGATGATTCGGGTGCATCTTTGTGCCTGAGGATCAGGCGCGTGCGCTGAGCCCAAGGCCCGCCGAAAACGATGATTTCGCTTGGCCGGCCATACAGGTGGTGCAACAGGAAAGGCCCAGGACCGAACACCTCGGCAGCCTCCCCTGGCAACTGCGGATCCGGGCCGAGGTAAATCCCCGCGTGGTTCGGGTGCGCCGTGCGCCCCACGGACATGACGACCATGTCGCCGCGCTGCGGCTTGTCGACCTGCACGAATCCCGCCGCTTCATAGGCCTGCTCGTAGAGGCTCGGCCCGGCCGGGTCTTCCCACCAGCCATCAGCGCGCTGGAAGGCTTCGAACTCCAACCCCCACTCTCGCTTGTACCAGTCCGCGCAGACCTGCCAGCAGTCCCAGGCGCCGTGAACGAATGGTCGCTTGAGCAGCGGCGTGCTGCCCGCCGGCGCGATGGTGCGCAGATCCCCTTCAGGCCAGCTCAGGATGTGCCAGGGCAGCGCTGTGGCTTCGCACATGGCCAGGTCGCGCGGCGACGGCCGGCTGGTGGCGTCTGGGTGCGAATGCACGATGCCGATCACCTCGCCCTGGTCCTCGGCCGCCGCGTAGTCCTCCGGATCCAGCCGGAACTCCTCGTTTGGCTCGGTGGAGATGTTGCGGCACGGGAAGTACTGCTGCTTGCGCCCGACGGCCAGCAGCAGGCCGCAGCACTCTTTCGGGTACTCGGCCGCCGCGTGCGCCTGGATAGCGCTCAGGATGTGTTTGCGCATGGTCAGCTCCGGGCGATCAGAGAAACAGCAGGGAAGCCACCGTGGCTGAGAGGATTTCCCTTCCCAAACCGACACTCGCACCCGGTCGTGAGCAGCGCATTGCACTGATCCTTTTCAGGGTCATCCGTAGGATTGCCCTCTATGTCGAAATAAGGGCCGGTGTACTGACAGTTGGGACCTCTATAGCCCCCCGTCAGCGCCCAGTGGCACAGTGTCGTTGCCTGCCGGCCGATGGACTCTCCGCCAACGTCGCCCGGACTGGCCAGCTCCCAGCTGACTGTTTCCCCGTCCTCATTGGTCTTCTGATCGATGTACCAGACCTCGATCGTCTCCTGGGTGGGGTCGGCCGTTGGGTTGCCGCTCGGGAAGTTCTGCGCGTCCAGGTAGCTGCCCAGCGTGTGCCGCATGGTCAGCTTGAACTCGAGCAGGTCCGCGAACGCCAGGCAGAGCGCGGTGATGCGCCCGTTGACGTTGCCGACCGAAAGCGTGGGGCGTACCGCGGTACCGTCGCCGTTGGCTTCGATGCCGTCGATCTGCATGGGCCAGGCGCCGTACTCGTTGCCCTGCCACCAGATGGATTTTGCCGGCAGTTGGTCGGCGTTTGGCCCTGCTGCCAGCAGCTCCTCGGGCGAGTGTGGGATCGCATGCCCGTGGAAGCGCAGCACATCCGCCCCGTAGTCCGATCCGTCCAGTTCGAAGAGCAGCACTTCACTGCCAGGCTCAAGAGCCTGGATATCACTGATCAGCGGCATGATTGCCCCTTATGGATGAAAGGCCCGGTTGAACGTGGCCGTGACCTTGAAGACCCCGCCCCCGACAGGAGTGGGAACGGGATTGACGCAGGTGAACAGGCCCAGCTCACCGAGCGGGGTCGTCCAGAGAAAGGCTTTCGCGCCGGCGTGCCGATCGTAGAAGGCCATGATCTCAAGCACCCGGGCCTTCGAACCGGTGTAGGTGACCGGGTAGGAGTCTTCCTTGTTGTTCGGTCCGTCGCCGGCTGTTTGCTTGTAGCCGTCACCGAACTGCGCGGTTCGCACCCGATAGGTGATCTCGGGTGCGTCCCCGTTCTGCGTTGGCCAGGTGAACGTTTCAATCGCCATTACCCCCTCCCATTTATCACGCGCCAAATCGAACCACCTGGCTGCAGCCCTCTGGCGATTGCCGTTTCAGCCTCAGTTTTGGCGGCCTGCTGAATGCCTTTGCCCAGCTGCGTCGTGTCCTCCTGGGTGGCTCCCTCACCCGCGCCCGATGTTTGCACCGAGACGGCTACCGGGAAGTTGTAGGTGTTACCACCTCCGCCTCCAGACATCGCTGCCAGAGCAGGCCCGCCGCCACTGCTCAGGGGCGTAACGCTGCCTCCATTTGCCCCGGTCATCAGGAACGACCGACCACCCTCGTTGTACAACTCCGGCCCCAGCTCATTGACCTCGTACAGAGAGTTGGGCGCAACAGGACCGCCAGCGGCTCGATATCCAGAGAAATCGACCCCGGTATAACCAGCCTGTGTACTACCAGCCGAGGCCGCCCCAGTACCGCTACCACTACCAGTGAAATAGCTGGTTGCTGCGCCCACCAAACTGCCCAGCAACGCTGAGCTGGCCTGGCGCGTGGCAATCCGTGCCATGTCCGCCAGCACCGACTTGGTGAAGTCGGAGAACGAGAACTTCCCGGTCATGGCGAAGTTGACGACTGCGTCCTCCATGGAGCTGAAGGCGTTGGTGAACAAGCTTTTCGTCTGGCCAGCAATATCGCGCGCCGACTCCAGGTAGTTCTGCCACGCCGACGAGGCGCCGGCGCTCCAGCTGCCCTGGGCAGCGGTCATCTCGTCGTAGTTGGCGATTGCCGTTTCCTGCAGGTCCCGTTGAGTCTTGTCCAGGGCCGCCAGCTTCTGGTTGTACTCGTCGAGACTCATGCCACGCGAGCCGTCGCCATACTGGTCGGCCAAGGTCAGGCGCTGCTGGTTGATGCGGTCGTCGATGCCGTTTTGCTGGTCGGTCAGCCCGCGCTGCCGGTCCCCCTGCCCAAGGCCGGCGGCCGCACGCTGCCCCTGCCGGCGCAAAGTGTCGACTTGCTGCTGCAAGGCCCCGGTATAGGTGCTGACAGCCAGGGCCTGCTTCTTGAGCCTGCCCTCCTCGTTCGAGGCAAGCACAGCCAGTTCCGAGTCGGCATCCTTCTGCGCCTTGACCATGGAGGCACGGGCATCGGCAATCTTCTGGTCCAGCTGGATGCGCTGAGCCGCCGAGGTGCCGGCCTTGCCCTTGGTCGCTTCGAGTGCCGAGATCTCCGCCTCGTAAGCCGCGGTGACCTCGTCGCGCTCGTTGCCGATCATGGCCTGACGTTTGAGTAGGTAATCCGCCTGGGAGACCAGGCCGGCCTTCTGCGCCGCGTCCAGTTCCTTCTGGGCGTTTTTGTACTCGGACAGGATGCCGGTGAGCGCGTTTTTCGAGTCGTTGAAGCTGGTCAGGTCGACGGCGCCCGCGGGTGCTTTCGAGTCCTTGAACTTGTCGTTGATATTCGCGATGTTCTTGTCGACCACCGCCTGATTCAGGCGTGCATCGTTGGGGCTGACTTTGCGGATATCGTCGAGTTGCCGCTTGTACTCCTTCAGAGCATCGGCGCGCTTCTGCTCGTTCGTCCAAGAGGACTTGGTCAGCGCATCGACCTTGCCCATTGCGGTGACAGCGTCCTGCTGGGCTTTTGCCTGCTCCCTTTCCCACTTGGCAATGTCCGTCGCCGCAGCCTTCTGATCCTCCAGCATGTTGAGCTGGTTGCTGTAGAGCTCGACCATCTCCTTCTGGTTCTGGAATGCGCCAACATTTCCCGACTGGGCCCGCTCGAGGTTACGCCGAGCCTGCTCGATGTCAGCGTCGATATCGGGACGTCCCAGGTTTTTCAGGTTGTCCGCTGCCCGCGCTACTGCGTTGTAGCCCTTCTCCCAGAAGCTCAGGTTTTCGAGGATCCGCGGCGTGCGCTCGTTGATCGCGTCGGCGTATTGCTCGGTCGCCAGCTTTACCGCACCAGCATGATCACCCTGCTCTTCAAGCGCGGCGATCTGCGAATAAACCGAGGCGGTCAGGTAGTGGTACTGCTCGTTGAGCGCTGCCGAGGCCTTTACCGGTTCGTCGGCGATCTTCAAGAACTCGGCGACCGTCTCCTTGACCGCCTTGCCGGTAGCCTCCTGCATCGACACAGCAGCCTGGGTGATACCCAGGAAGCTCTCGCCGGCGATCTTGCCATTTCCCGCCAGCAGCGCCAGAACCTCAGCAGCCTGCCCGGTGGTGCCGACAGTTGCGCCGACCTGGCGCGCCATATCACCAAGCTGCCCAGCGCTCACGCCGGCGAAGTTGCCGGTCAGTACCAGGGATTTGTTGTACTCGTCCTGCTCCTTGGTGCCCTTGTAGTAGGCGACGCCAAGAGCAGCGACTGCGGCAGTGGCCAACGCGATAGGCGCCAGAATGGCCAGCAACCCCGCTGCCGATGCGCCAGCACCAGCGCCCAACTGAGCCACGGCGCGCACACCACTGCCCCAGTCACCAGACGACAGTGCGTTACCAAGCTGCACGACGTTTTCCTGGGCCTGGCGGGTGCCGAGGCGCAGCTTGTCGAAGCCGGAAGCAGTCTTCTCGAGCTTGGCGTAGTCCTTGTCGATCTTGCTCAGCGCGGAGTTGTATTGCTCCTGGCTGATACGGCCGGCATCCAGGTGCTTACCCAGGTCCTCGATCTGCTTATCAAGCTTGCCTACTGCGGCCCTAGCAGGATCAATAGCGCCTAGCAGGCTATTGAGAGCCTTCTGCTCGTCCAGAGTGGACTTGACCAGCGCGGCCTGCTGCTTGTCGAGCTGCGCGGTGATCTTCGCGAACTCAGCTTCGCCATAGGCACCGGTCTTGGTCAGCCTGGCCAGGGCATCACGCTGCTTAGCCAGTTCCTGGGTGGACTTGGCGCCAGATGACAGCGACTTCTCCAGCGCCTGCATCTCGTTCATCAGGCCGACAGCAGACTGCTCGGCCCGGGTACCGGCCTTCGTCATCTTGTCGAGGTCGGTTGCAGCCCGAGCAGCATCAGCGGAGTCGACGCGGATCCCCAGTTCAGCGATGTTCATCGACTCACCTTGAATAGTTGCCCATGGTCACGGGCTGGTTTCTCTGGCCTCAGCCATTACGGCGAGGGCTTCGGCCTCCATGACACGAATGTCTTGGAAAATGGTGGATCTTTCCTTGGCAGGGATCCCAGTGAGCCGCATGACACTGGGCAGCACTCCGTAGTCCAGCCCAATAGCGCCGCCGGCACCTACGCGCCATTGAGTCCCCATTGACTCCATGACTAAGAAGGCCGGCCAGTTATCTGGCCAGACCTCAATGGTTTCGTCGTAATCCTCAGGGGAGAAGCCGAACATTGCCATCTGCTTGGCGGAACTGCTCGACTCATAGAGCGCACGCGCGGCGGCGATCAGTTTCCCAGGCGGGCTTTCCCGAAGGCGTCGCTGTAAGCCTTCACAACGGCGTCAGAAACACCAACGCAGCTCTTCACCAATGCGGTGACGGACTCGTCGTTGAACTTGTCGCCAAACCCCCATCCAACCACCAGGTCCTTGATCTGTTCGACGCCTTGCTCCACCTCTGCCGCGGTAATCTCGGAGAGTGTCGGCTCTACACCCTTGAAGCGCTCGCCAATGGCCTCGGCTCGCTCTTTCCAGGAGTCGAACAGCTCAGCCAAAGCGGTGCGGTCACGATATTTGAACGTGAACGGAACCATCACCGGCTTATCGCCAACCTGGGGGATGGCGACATCGATGGTGAACGTAGGCTTTGGTGCGATAGAGAACTTTGCCATGAGTCCCCCTTACGAGTTGTAGCGAGTTGGGCGGGAGGCGAACGACAGTGTGATGGTCCGCGTCATGATGTTGTTGCGGCTGAGCGTTGGGGTCGCGGTGATCGACACGTAGGCGTAGTAGTAGATCGTTGCCCCGCTGGGCAGATTGGCTCGGACCAGGCGCGGCTCTTTGTCTTCGTCCGCCGCCTCGACGATGGCGACATACGCCTTCTCCGGATCGTCGGCCACAGGAAGAGTCATGCTGCTGGCGGACTTGGTGGTGGGCATTTGACGATCATCGTCGTCTTCCAGGAATCCGTAGGTGAGGAACTGCTGATCCCCGCCGTTAGCTGCCGGTTCGGTGATCTGGGAGATCTGCGTCCAGCTAGAGGCAGCACGGACCGTACCTGCTCCCGACCCAGCTGGATAGTTCTTGGTGCTGGTAGTGTCCACGCCTTCCGCGGCGAAATCGCCTACGTCGGAGTCGATAACTCGCGCCGGACGACCATTCAACTTGGCCCAGGCAGATTCAATGACGATCACATCGCCATTGGCCAATCCGTGCGCGGCGGCGGTAAGAACTGCGGGCTTTGCATTGGTGATCGCAGTAAATGCCTTTGGGGCGCTCATGGTGCCCGCAATTTCGAAGGTCGTTCCGTTGGGAATCCTGACGCTCATGGTTTTTCCTCTTTGCAGAAATGACAAAACCCGCTCAATGGCGGGTTCTGGGTTTGCCCAACGGGCGAATTATTTGGATGGTGCGCTACTCAGGAAATCGGCAGCTCTCGTACTCCGCAAGCGGTAGCCCCGACTTGGAGCCAACGACAACACCGGTCAGCCCGCAGTGCGGACAACAGGCATGCTTCTCGTCGTACCACTTCGTGATTTGAGCCGGCTCTGACCATTGGCCGCAAGCGCTGCAGATGCATCTGTCGCTCGCGTTGATTTCCTCACGATTGTTCCAACCGTGATCGTCGGCTGATTCATCCAACCACTGTAAGCGCGCCTTTGTTGCATCATCCATGGAGTAGCCCTGATCACTGCATTCACATGGTGCGATTCTAACGCGATGCCGCTCAGTCGGTGTCAGCCCGGTACACAAATGAGACCGGTACGATGTAGGTTGTGTCATCAGGAATGCCGGGGCCCTGGTCGACTGGCGACATGGTCACGACGGTTAGCGCGCCTTTTGTGATGCGCTCGTACAGCGGAAACAATGCTGCGATCTGATCAGCCAGTGTACCGGCTACGCCGCGGTACTTGCCTGCAGGCGTCACGATGCTGACCTGAAACACGCCGGTGAACAGCTTATGATCTCCGGCGAGCGTGTTGGTCACGGTGTCGCCCGGCAGCGTGAACGCCTTGAGGTACGTTTCACCGTCTCCCGGCTTGTATGCCTCATTCTCGACGACCACCTTCAGCGGTGACGGCAAAGCCTTTGCCCATCCGATGACCCTGGCCTCGTAGATCGAGGCAATCACGTTGTGGCTCATACCTGATTGTTCCTGATGGCTTCCTGCACGATCTGCTGGAAGCGAGCGACAGTGACACGGACCATGCCCCCGGGGGCCTGGGTCGAATGCCCGAACTCGAGCGGGATGGCGTATGGCAAGTTGTTGATGAGGTAGGCAACCTGTCCGGCAGTGAAATCGCTGACCGCCGAAACCAACGCTGTGATCGTCTCCTGCCCGCCCGGGTCAACCTCATCAAAAGTGACGTTCTCGACCACATCTATCGAGAGGTGCCAATTCGCCCGGAACCGGCCCCCGACATAGCCCTCAGGCGCAACGATGTCCATGCCGTCGTTCAGCTTGCGCCCTGGCTTGAGCCGGCCGGCCTTCGTGAGATTGGCCGGGTCATTGCGCAAGTCGCTGTTGTGATCGTCCACGGCTTTGTTGTACTGCTGGGCCACAGCGTTCTGCGCCCAGATCTCCGGGTTGCCGACGGGTGACATGCGGATCAGGCTACTACCGACCTCGATGATGATCTCGCGCAGGCTGGCATCGATGGCTTCCGTGGCCTGGGCTGCAAACTCGGCAAGGCTGAGGGCGAAGCTGCCGGACTGTCCGGCCCCTGCCCGACTCACGATCTCACCTGCAGCTCGTACAGAATGGGTGTGCCGGCCGGGTTGATCTCTTTCAGCGGCGGGACAATTGACCAGGTGCGCCCCTGGACAACGACCTTGTTCAGCAGGCCTGGCGCCCACTCAAGCCCGCGGGCAGCGATCTTGAGCTTCTTGTCGCCGACCTTGATCAGGCTATTGGCCTGGAACTCCTGACCGCTGAAGTCGAGCAGGATGCCTTGGGCGGTTTGCTCGGTAACGGTATCAGGACCTGCCGTTCCAGTGCCCGGGTCGTACTCGCCGGGCTTGATGTCGCGGATCAGCACAGGCTGGCCGAACTCTGTGATCATCTCCAGAGCCATCACGGCCATTTCGTCGTAGAAGGCCATGAGGGCTCCAGATGTGAAAAGCCCAGCGCGATAGCTGGGCTGTCTAAGCTAGCTATTATTTTCCGTTAGCATTTTTTACACGAGCTTCGAACTCTTTTAGTAGCTCATCTGCCTGCTGAGCTGCCTTCTTAGCAGCCGTATCATCCCATTTTGCAGTAGCCAAGTAGCCACTTAGTGCTGCTGCCGCAAATTGCACCCAAACCTCTTGTTGACCTTTCAAAACCTTGCTCATTTGAAACTCCTTTTCGTTGAGCGGCCATTTGACATTATGCGCGCACAGCAAACAACCCACGCTTTAACAGGTAGTCGGCAAACTGCGTTGCACTCGGCCGATTCGGCGCCGCCGGCAACAGGCGGCCGCTCGTGTTCGGGATCGTCGCGTACTCGCGATCAACTGCACCTTCAACCCGTTCCCGGGTAACTGCACCTTTGCGCTTTTCGATCGGGTCGATGTCGTCGGTGTGGATCTCGGCAGCCAGGGCCATCTGGCCGTACTGGATACGCGCTGGCAGGTAGTTGTTGGGCTTGATCTCCTGATCTAGAAGCACTTCCCGGCGCGGCCAGGCCAGAGCCTGCTCGCTACTGGTCTTGCGCCCCTTCCAGGTCATGCCATCCATCGCTAAGGCAGCCCGGCGAAGCAGCGCTTCCTGTGCTGGAACTTCCCCGGGGATGGTCACACCGAACTTCACGGCGTACATAGCCAGGTCCTCGGTGGAGGCGTAGCTTTCGGCGTCAGGCTTGCCGGTACCGTCCTCAATGATGAGAGTCATGAATCCGCTCGCTGTGTGGTTGATTCGGGTGCCGGTGAACGCGCACCCGAGTTATTAGGCCTTTTGCAGATCAGCAACCGCCTTTTCCAGCGATTCTACCGACGCATTCGCCCGATATTGCACGTTGGCGGCGTCGAGTTGAGCTTTGAGGCTTGCGATCTTCTCGGCATTGTCGACTGGCTCCGCAGCCGCCTTGAGGCGTGCGACTTCAGAGCGGAGCGATTCAACCTCGCCCACCAGGGTGTCACGTTCGCCCGTGAGGGTGGCGACACCTTCGTGAATGGCTTTCAGCGCGTCGAACAACCGGATCGGCAGCTCGCCATCACCGGGGCGCTCCAGGGTCGACTCGCCTTCAACAGCTTCGATCAATCGCAGGATTCCGGCGTGCTCAGTACGGAGGTTATCGTTTTCCTGTTCCAGACCGGCAATGATGTCGGCTCCGCCCGAATCAACCGGCTGGCTGATCAAAGGCTTTAACACCGAGACTTCGACGCCCAGCGCCTCATAGGCGCCGACCACCTTCGGCCAGTCGCCAATCACGACCGCATGGGTCACACCAGCCTCCGGTCGATCAAAGTGAGCTGGATTGCGGTACCGCTTTTCCGGGTCGAAGTCCGAATTCTGAGTGGAATAAACCAGTTCCATAAAAGTCTCCATAGCGGCCATCGCTGGCCGCTGTCAGGGCCAGTATCAGCCGCCGGCTGGTGGCGTGGTGGTCAGGGTGATCATCACGCCGGCAGTGACCTTGTCGCTGCCGGCATGCTTGATCCAGTTGGCCGCCGAGCCGACCGCAGCCAGCGTTGGGTTCGAGCCACCGACCGCGTCCTTCCAGCTGTAGCCCAGCACGTCGATGTTGACGGTACCTTCGGCGCGGTAACCGATAGCCAGGTTCTCCTCATCGTCGACGGTGTAGGAGCGGAAGCCCGGGGCCTGGGACTCGGTGATCACCACCGCATTGGGTAGCAGACCAAAGATCACGTCGGCCGGCGCGGTGTCGGTCACCAGCACCGGTTTGCCGAGGGTGCCTGGCAGGCCGCCATAGATGACGACACCGGCTTCCTCGTAGATCTTGTTGGTGATGGCCTCGTCGACAATGTCGAAGTAGGCGCTGGAGTGCATGACCCACAGGGCGATACGGCCGAACTTATCACCGAACTTGCGCATGCCACGGGTCAGAGTTTTCTTGCCATCGGTTTCGATGTTGGCAGTGACCACCATGCCGGCGTTGGAGCCGATGGCCGCACGCAGCGCCGCGGTGGCGTACTGAATGAAGCCTTCCAGAGTGGCATCAGCAACGTCGGCGCCGATGATCTGGGAGAACTCATCTACCGGACGACCGCGGCGCTTGAACACCTCTTCGGTGGTCTGGTATGGGCCGTACTTCCATGGAGCCTTGACGCCAACAGCCTCGCCGGCGCCGATCTTCTTCGCGGTCACCTTACCGGTGGAGTTGACATCGCGATGCTCCAGCGAGCCACCAACCTTGTAGAAGGCACGCTTGCGGAAATCGCCTTCAATCAGCTCGTTGTCGAGCACGATCGCACCATTGGACGATGCGTTGAACACATCGAGGTTGTCCTGGACACGCTCCAGGTATGCGGTTTGCGCCTCATCGTTGTAGATGATCAGGTCGCTATTAACAGTCGTTGCCATGGGTGAATCCCCTTACTTGGGCAATTGCAGGAATGCGGTTTGGCCGTGCTTGCGCTGGTAGTCGCGCTTCTGCTCGGCAGTCATTTCGGAGCGCTTGAATGCAGCCTGGCCGCTACCCCCGCCCGGGGCTTGTGTGCCTGAAGCCCTTGGCCACAGGTGAGGCGCGCTTTCGCGCAGAGATTCCGCCCACTCGAGCGGTGTCAGAGGGGTCTTGCCGTCTTTGCCGAGGATGACCTGACCGGACTCATCCACGGCTACCGCTTCGCCCTCTTCGTTCAACGAGAACACGCCTTTGGCGCGCAGGATGATGTCGTCGGTTGCTTCCGGCAGTGCTCCGGCTTTCAGTGCTGCGCCGCGCACCGAATCACCCAGGACCTTGCCCTGGAACTTGGCGGCGAACGCTTCGGCTTTCTCGGCCCGCGCAGTGACAGTCTTCAACTGTTTGTCGTAGTCGCCTCGCAGGCGCTCGGTACGTCGATTGAAGACCTCATCCACCTTACCCTCAGTCAGCAGCTTGGTCTCTTCGTCTTGGCCAGCCCGGCTGAGCAAGCCTTTGACGGCGTCGATATCGATGCCTTCAAACTGGGTCTCGAACTGGCTGAGCTTGCCGGAGGCGTCCTTCAGCTTGCCCAGCAGTTCGGTGTTCTTGGTTTTCAGCCCGGAAACGGATGCTTCAACGGCAGTCGCGATAGCGGCCTTGATTGCCGGGTTTTCCAGGTCGATTTCGTTTTCTTCTGCCACGTTGATGCACCCCTTGGGTTTGGATTAGCCTGCCTAACAGGCGTAGGAAATCGTGTCCCTAAATTCAGGGACGTTCGAAATGGAGAGATTTATGGCGCGGATGGACACAAGACTGGAAAGCGAGGGAGCTGAATTTCTCGTCCTGGGGCAATTACTGATTCACAAAATTGCGGCTTACAAGACTTACACCAATATGCCGGGATACGACATCGTCGCCACCAACGCTGAGCACAGCTCCTCCGCGAGGATTCAGGTAAAGAGTCGATGGAAAACTGGTGCGAATGGATTCCCAATCAAGAATTTCGAGTGCGAGTTTGTGGTAGCGGTGTTCCTCAACCGCGGGTCTCCTGACGGAAAAAAGCTACCTATGCCGCCGCATTACTACGTTTTGCCAGCTGCAACTGTCCAGGCACTTCGTCGCTCCGAGGGCTGGGGCAAAGTCAATCTGAATCACTTACCTGAACTTGAACAATACAGAGAGGCATGGGGCTTGATATCAGATTTCTTAATGTCAAGCCGTGCTAATCCCAGCCCGTTGGAATGCTAAAGGCTCTAGTGCTTTCATCTGTGCCAAGGTCAGCGCCGCGAAGTTGCGATCGAGCTGCAGCTCCGCGAATCGCTCAACGCTCAACCCACCCTCACGGAACAGCTTTGCCCGCACTGGCCCGATTGCCACGTCCTGAAACGATGCTGGCTGCTGATAAAGCCAGTGGTAATAGTCGAGGCTCGCACTGACCTGCCCTGCTCCATCTGCGCCCACTGCGGCTCGCGTGGCGCCCTTGGCAAACATCTCGCTGAGCTTGGTCAGCAGAATGAAAGTCGTGCGGCAGTTCGGGTGAAATGGCGGCCTGGGCCCGGAATCGACCGGGAACCGCCTCTTATCCATCGACCGACATTGCTGGCTGGTCTTGCTGTCCAGAGTGGCGACCATTTCAACTTCGGACACGATGTCCGTATTGGCCTTGGCCACCTCCATGCGCGCCTGCGACGACACATGCTGAATCGCGGTATGTACGACCGTGCTGGCATTGCGGTTTGTGGTTGCCAGGATGCCGTCTTTGTATCCGGCCGCCTTGGTACCGCGAATGTTGCGGATGATCTGGAAGTTCGTTTGCCCCTCGAAGAAGCCCTGCCGGATCGTTCCGGTGACCCGGTCACGCTCTGCGACGGTCCAGCCCTTGATGAACGACTTCAGCAGCTTGCCGCCACCGGTGCCGCGCACGCTGAGCGGGTTTGTCAGCACCGCTGTACGGATCGCAGCAGTCGTTGGGGCTACTACGTCAAGCGAGACACCGACCGGCGCCGACCAGGCCAAGCTCGCAGCCTCAAACTCGGCCTCGTAGTTGGCGATGTCGATCAGATCGAGGTTCAGCTGCGCGCTGTACCGGTCAAAGATGCCCAGCAGCAGGCTGTCAACCTCTTTCAGCAGCGCCTCCAACCGCTTGGTGTTGTACTCGGTCAGATCCGACTGAGTGAGGCGATCCCGGATCGACCGGTCAATCTCCTTGAGGAAGGGAGCGAACTTGCCCACCTCTCCCGCCTTCAACTGCTCGAGAAAGACGGCGTGCCGAATTGTGGCATCAAGGATCGCTTGGTTTGCCGCCATTTGGATTGTCCTCATCGTCCAGGCCCAGGCCATCGCCCTGTTCCTGCAGCTCACCGTCGATCTGCAAGTCCGTGCGCTCCGGCGCAATAAGGCCCAGCTTGCGCAAGTAGGCGCGTAGGTCAGCCTTCGCAAACCCGCCGTTCTGCCAGAGCCCCACCAGTGCGGTGATCATCTGAGGATCAGCCGTCAGCTCGACGAACTCCTGGTTCACCTGGTAGGCGACCTTCTTGTCGGCGACGCCCATATAGGCACAGCACCACATGATCGCCCGGGTGTAAGCCTCGCTGACGTTGGCCACGCAACCAGCCAGCACCGAAGTCGATGCCGATTGATCGCCGCGGGCTTCAGTTGCCGTCTTGGACGAAAGCGAAGCCACCACCATGCGAGCGCCCAGCTCGATCATCATCTGGTTCTTGTCGGCCATGGCCTCCTTGACCAGTGTGTTCGGCAGCGGCTGCGCGTAACCGAATGCACCACCGGCAGGCAGCATCATCGGCGCTCTGGAGCCAACATAGACGCCGTTCTTCTCCATCCAGTCGCGCCACTGTTCATCCAAACCGGAGATCCACGGCTGAGCCTGACCACACCAGAAGACGCTGTCCTCGTAGTCGGCGCTGTTCCGGTAATGGCCCAAGTTGATCATCGCGATGTCGTAGAGCGGCGACTCGTCGATGCTGGGATCATTGTTCTGCGCGCCAACGAAGGTGAACGGAATCTCTTTCAGACGTCCAGTGATGCCCTCAGGCCTGAACTCCTCAACAATGGCCAGCGGGCCGCCACCTTTAGGACCAGACCGCCGCCAGACCCGACAGACAAAGCCGTCAGGCTCAAGTGCCAGCTCGCGATACTGCTCAATCACCTTGAAGCCGAAGCCATCCTCCACTTCCGGCGCCTCTCGCAGCACCACCAGGGTCAGAACGCTGTGCCCATTCACCATGCCGGTGCGCCAGTTGATGATGTCCTCGGCGCAGTACGACAGGATCACCGAGTGGCCGCCAATGCCATCGTCCTGGTGATAGTCGACGTACAGGCCATGGCGCCCCGCCTCAAGCACCTTCTCAAGCGTGCCCTGCGAGTGCTGGTAGATGCTCACGCCGGAGCCGTTGGCGTTGTCCTGCAGGTACTCCAGCTTCTTCGGTACCGCCAACGTCGGGTCTTTGTGGAAGGCCAGGCCGAGCAGCCCGTTACGGGTGTGCCCGGTAGCGTTCTTGAACACCGCGCGCTCACGGTATGCCTTGTTGCGATCCTGGTTCTCAGGCGACTTGTCGTGTGCGTTGATGTACGGCAGCCGGTCGACAACCCGGTGCTGGCCGGCGCATACGTCGCGCACTGTAGACCAACGATCGAGCGCCTCGAGGTAGTCCGCCCGCTTGAAGGAGACGTCGTTGCTCATCGGGCGTATCCCATCTTGATAGCGGTGACCGGTTTGATGATCGGGTACTCGCGGTGAATGAAATAACCACCGCCATCGTTGGCGTGGTCGTTGCCTTGGCTCTTGTCCGGCTCGCCGTTGGGCGCCCAGATTTGCTGTTCCAGGCCGTCGGCATACGTCGGGCATGTGAACGGGTTGACCAGGTAGCGCCGCTCGCCCTGCGCGTTGCAGAACATGGCGTTCATGGCGTTGATCCGATCTTTAACCGGTGGGTTGGCCGCCGGTGCGATGACCGTGAAGCCTGCCTGTTTCAGCATGGCAATATCGGTGAGGCTGGCATTGACCGACTTGCGCGAATCGCCGGAAGCGTCCGGATAGATCCGGATCTCGCAGGTCTTCCTGAAGTCGTTGCCGGTGTGTTCCCAGTAGCGTTCCTTGATGCGGCGGATCATGTCGGGCGTGTCGTAGCCATCGATCAGCTCATCCACCGCCCTCGGCATGCCATGGTCGCGCTTGACGTGGGTAATTGCCGCCATGCGACCAACGTTAAAATCCATCCCAATGAACAGAGGCTCACCAGGCTGAACAGTGTCGAAGCACTGATTCAACTTGCGATCGTAAGCGTGGTAGATCGAGCCAGAGGTCAGGTTGACGAACTGGCCATTCAGGTAAGCCCTGATCAACTGCTCGGGATACGACTCCATCAGCGATGGGATGTAGTCGTCCGGCAGGTTCAACTCATTGTCGAACGTACTGGCCTGGACCAGACCGTACATGTCCTTGAGCGCCGGCTTGTCGCGCAGCTGCTTCACGAACTGCTGGAACACGAACTTGAAGCCTTCCGGCGTCGTGGTGACGTCAACGCCGTTCTTCAGGCCCTGCAGGTTGTAGCGCATCCGGGCAATGATCTTGCGCCAGGCCTGCTGCGCCTTGATCGACGTCAGCACGTCCAACTCATCCACCAGGGCGTGACCGATCTTGAAGCCGACGATGGTCTGCGGCTTCTCCATCGACCTGCAGATCACAGTGCCGCGGCATTGCCGGCCGCTGTAGATGTGAACCTCATGGTTCGCCTGGTTGATCTTGGTCTTCAACCCCCAGTCATAGGCCACCTCATCCATGGTCGGATAGAAGATGTCCCGGATCTGCGGGTAGGTCGGCGCGAAGTACCCAGCGTTGACGCCTGGCCACTCCATGAAGTGCTTGCTCAGCGCCGAGCATCCAACCCAGGTCTTCCCAGAGCCGAAGCCAGCAACGAATGCGCGGAATTTGTGGGGCAACAGAAGGAACTGCGACTGCGGAACGTTAAGGCTCGGCATTCGGCTTCCTCGCATCCACTACGTCGACCTGGATCCGGGTCGGGATCACCGGCTCGTCATCAGGCTCGTCCTTCCGTTGGCGATTCACATAGACGTCGCCGCACTCCTTGGCAGCCTGCTCCAGGATCTGCATAGCCAAGACGATATTCTTCATCCCCTCGGCGCGCTCCACAAAGCGATTCATGGCGCGCAGTCGGTACGCACGGTTGGCGATCGGGATTTCTGCCGTGTCCTCACGAAAGCGCTTACGGGTGTCGTGGAAAAGGGTCTGCCATTTGATGGCGAGCCCCTTACCCGCGGCCTTGGTTGGGTCGTGCGTCTCCACCTGCTGGCGGGTAACCACCACCCCAAATTCGTTCTTGACGGAGTCGACCACCTGAGAAGGTGTGTCAAAACACGCCAGAGCCTGAACGATGAAGCTCTTCACCTCATTTTTCAGGGTTGCCATAGGGTCTCATCCGTCTAGAGCCTGTCTAGAATCAGGCCGACTTGAGCAGACAGGTTCCGCAGGCCCTCGATATGTTCAATTTCCCCACCTCAGCGGGCTTGTTGGCGGCATCAACCAATGCCTGGACGTCAGGGCTTGCACCGTAGCGGCGGACCACGCCGACAAACTCCTCGACATCGTGGCCACGCATCTCGATCTTGGGTGCGCCTTCCTTAGTGAAGGCTGGCTGACCGTATTTGTCTTTGGCGTGGGCCAGGTGGTAAAGCTCGTGCTCCACCAGGGCGCAGAACTCTTCATCGCTGCACTGGGCGCAGTAGTCAGCAGCCAAGGTGATGATGAAAGCCGGCACCTCGCCGAACCAGTCACGCATCTGCTGTTCCATCCGGGCCTTCTGCCAACCGCCGGCGCGGAATGCCACCTGCTCGGCCTGGCCCAGGACTGTACGGCCCTGCTTCTCGAAGTGTGACGATGCCCACATGACTTGGATGTCTGCATCCAGTAGGTGGGCATGGTCTTCGTTGTGAATACTGCCTGTCGCAGCCAGGATCTCCTGCTGTATCCAATCCCACGCCTCGGGCGCGGGCAACAGCGTCAGGAAAGGATAATCAAGCAGATCGGGTGACGGTAAGGGGCGCTGATTCATGATCGTGTCCCTGTAAAGGGGGTCAATTGACGCCCCGAAGTATCTTTTCCCATGGCCAACTACTGCTTCCACAATGAAATCAGGAGTAACCATGAACAGCCTTATATGGTACGCACTGGCCGCAGCCGTCCTCGGGTACGCGATCGGACCAGAATGCTATAGCGAACCGGCAACTCTCGCATGCCTGGCCGCCAGGCCTTAACCTTAGCCGTGCCGCAGTCACCTGCGGCACTTCCCAAGTAGATGAGGGCCACTCTTATACTCAAGTACTACCCCTCATACCGGATCAAATACATTCCAACTCTGCAAACCAAAGGACTGCAGCCAATGAAGGCTTTCCTGAAAATCTTAGGCGTACTCTCCGCCGCCGCACTTACCGCCTCCTGCCAAAGCGGCCCTCCCCCAGCCCCTAAAACCGAAGCACCTACACAAGCAGTTGTCCTCGACAACTGGTTTAAGGTTCGATTCTGTGCTGATGGGAGTAACACCATTGACGGAAAGCTCATCCAGGGCCGGCTTTGCTCTCAAACGCAAAAGTACGAGGTTGCTGGTGGGCCAGTGATCAAATTGGCCGGTCAGCACGGATATGTCGGCTCTCTCTCGCCACAGGAAGCAGTCAAAGGCTTTTCGGTCAAGGGTGACGGAATCACTTACACACTTAAGTGCGAGCTGCTACCCAATACTGGTGCTGATTCCGGGGAGACCTACCGTTGTGCATACGATGCCAACAACCTTCCTTTGGTCAGAGTAAATATCACCTACCCGTAACGATCAGCACTCCTTCGTATAACGCGACACAATTTGATGACTCACGAAATGTGTCGCGACCTACGGTGAAAGCTGCAACTGCTTGTTGAACAGCTCTCGGATCTCGCCAAGCCTAGTCATCACGAGCGGCTCGCCCTTCAAGTGGATCAGGTGAGCCAGTTGGTGAACGATCCCCTCATCCGACAGGACGACGCTCGAAGGCAGCTCCTTGAACCAGCACACGAACACCGCGAAGTGCAGCGCCGCGGGCAGCTCCTTCAAGAAGCGCTTGTCGGTCATGCCGATGAATCGGGCGTGCTCCTCGCGCAGGTCCTGGTAGCTGGCCGAGTACTGGTTGTTGCCGATCAGGTACTCCACCGCTCTACCCCTTCACGTCGAACACATGGCCGCGGCGGGCCCAAGCATACGCCACGACACCGCCATGCAGCATTACGCCTAAGGGGTTAACCCATTGACCTTGCATGGTCGTCACGAACGAACCGAACGCGCCGATGGCCACCAGGTAGAAGGCGATGCTCAGTAGAGGTTGGTCGATTGGTCGAACCCGGCGCAGGTAATCACAGGCTGCCAAGGCGACCAGGATGCACAGAACCGCATCGGTCACACTCAGCGCCGATACCAGGATGCTGTTCATGTCAGGCACCTCGCGTCGCAGGGAACGACCCGATGACCTTCTTGATGGCCGGGATGATGTTCATCGCGGTCAGGCCCAGCACGAATGCCACCCCACACAGGAGGTTGTCATCTACTACAAGGCTCAGCTTTGTAGCGAGCCAGGCAGTAACAGGCTGGGTCAGGTACACCGAGAAAAAGAAGCCAGTAGCCACAGCCGCGGCCGCCTGGCCCCGAGTCAGGTCCTTCAGGAAACCGAGGGACAGGATCGAGCCAATGAATGCAGCCATGACCACGCCGTACTTAACCAGCAGCACACTGGCGGCAGTGCTCGTTGGTTCTGCCATTGGGTGTCTCCATGGGGATTAAAAAGGGCCTGCGTTGGCCCGGGCATAGCCCAAAAATGAAAAAGCCCGCTCAGTGGCGGGCGTATGGCTCCGTGCTATCGTCGAGATTCCTACAATCGCAACAAAAGGGACGGATCCATGGGGCACTTCATTATCACTTTCCGCATAAAGGACACGGGTAGCTATCAAAAGCGCTACGACTCATTTGTAGAGAAAGTCAAAGAGATTTCTACGGATAGATGGGAGGAGACATCATCTTTTTATGCCATTACCGCGACTGGAACAGCCCAGGAAATCTGCGACACACTTTATCTTCGTACCGACTTTGTAGAGGCCTGGGATCAAATGGTTGTGATTGACCTTGATAGGAAAGAGAAGGCGTTTCGTGGCCCTGACATGTATGAGCATACCCTAGGAGCTTGCTTAGGGTTTTAACCAAAAATCAGGGCTTCAAGCTCAGCCAGCCTGGCCTCCGATTCCTTCAGGCTGGCTTCATTAAATGACACATACCCATCCACCTTCGTCAACTGGGCCTGAGCATCGGACTGCATACGTTTCGCCTCTGCAAGCTTCTGCTTTTTACCGACTATCGACTCAATCAGTTCGCGGTACTCGCTTTTCATCTTGATCTCCAGAAATGAAAAAGCCCCAGCGAATGCTGAGGCCCTGAATAGGTGCGCGGTCTCTCCCGCCGTCCGCCGTGACCATCACAGCGCCGACACCCTACTGCATCGGTCTCGCCGCGAAGACCTCGAGCCACCCTGAAAGCATGTGAGGTCAAGGTGCACGGGCTTCCGGTGTTTTCTCGTAGCACTGCACTTGCCGGATTATCAGTGTCAAGGCCTTCCGTGAGGCTGCCCTGGCTAAAGTGGATTTAAAATCGACTCCAGTGGAAGTCCCACCTTGGAGCGATGAGAGTGGCTGGTTGAGAAACAAAAAGCCCAGCTGGTTTAGGGCTGGGCTATGGGCGATCAAGCTACAGTTTCTGCCGGGAAGTGCCTTCGCAAAAACTCGGCGAATGTTTCAGCGCCAGGGTCGAAATCGATCATCCGAATCACGGTAGCTCCGCGCTCAACAGCCTTATCCATCAAGACCTTGTTACCAAGTCTTGGCTCGGCGGTTAGAACCGCAAATACAATGGCATGGGAGAGCAACTGCTGATCGGTAAAATTCTTTGGATTGCCCGAGGGTCTTTCCTTTCCCAGCTGATCCTTGGTCGACTCGATGTATTCGATTTGTGAAAGGTCGGCAAGAATTCCCCTGCCGAAACCGTAAGAATTTGAGCCGAAACCAAAATAGCCCACTTCGGGTATTTCTCCACCCCTAGATATCCGATCTATGAATGCCTTTTTCCCAGGCTCTTCGGGTCGCTCAGGGATATCGTTGAGTTCTTTTAAGACGTCCCCCGTCACATACAATTTGAATTCGTCGGGATCAATATCTTTCGGCTCGATGCCGTGCTTGAAAAGCGCATCGAACGCGCAGCTATCAACGAAAATCGACCTAGCCATTCAGACCGCTCCCTGACCTATCATAAAAACCAATATAGCGGGCGATCATAGTCTAAAAGTTAGTACCCACAAAAAAGCCCGACGCGGTGCCGGGCTTTCTGGATCACTCCTACACACGCAGGAATGACAGGATGGAGAAATAATCGGACATGCGGACACCAATTGCAAGCCCTTTTGAGGGACTCTTTTCAGGCCGCCTCGCTGGTAAGCACTTCCGCCTCCTCCAGAAGTGATTGCGCCTCCACCAGGGCTTCGTCGACAAGCTTCTCCAATGCCCCCTTGATCGCTTGATTCCAGCGTCGGTAAGTACGCTCGGTCAGGCCCTGATTGTCCCAGGTGTTCATGTCGTAGTTCGAGTCGGCCAAGACGATCATGTCGCTCGAGCGCGTTTCGACCTTCAGCTGCGAATGCTGGTTTGCTCGATCCACAGCCAGTTGTGCGGCATCGTTCCGCCAGCCCCACTTCTCATCATCGTCACGGCGCTCTGGCGCAGCAGCCTTCACAGCCTCGCGCCGGATGCCCTTCACCTGCGGAATCGCCCACACAGTCACGGCTTTCTGCGTGAACAACATCGGCGCGGGGCTGGCCAGCACTGCAATCAATCGGCCGATCGACTCGACCTTGCGCCCTTTGTGGGTGCTGTACTTCGCTGTCAGCGCATTCCAGTGCCGCGGCGAGAGCTGGGCATGCAGAACCTTGTGCACCATACAGTCGATGAGCAGCGCCGCATCCTTGCCCGTGATTTCGCCCTTCTGTTTTGCGCATTGCACCTTGGGCTCAAAGTCGCAGCCGCCGGCGGAGTTGATGGTCTCGGCCGCCAGGGCGCGCACGACCGCGGAAATTACGTTGTGATAGATCATGCTGCTCTCCCCTTCAGCTCTCTGGCCTTTGCTCTGTACTCGACAGTCATCGCCTTCAGTTGCTCGATGGTGTATTTCTTCGGTAGGTGGGGGCCTTCCAGCCACTCCACCTGGTCGGCACCGATCCGCCGCACCAGCTCGATGCGGTAGTTCACGATGTCACCGGACTTGTGGTTGTTGCAGGGCGCACACTGTTTGTGGACGTTGAGCGGCTCGAAGCGCAGCTCCGGGCTCGCTGCCACGGTCCGGTAGTGCCCGGCGTGGTACTGGCCTTCGTGGTGCCTGCCGCAGCTCACGCACGGCAACTGGGCATCGCGCAGGCGCACCCACTCGTTGAACGCTTGCTGCGTATCGCGAGCGTGATCCGCCCTGGTCTTCAGCCTCTCCTTGCGGACCTTGATCTCCCGGCGCTCGACCTGGGCCAGGGACTTCCTGGCCTTCGCCTGGTTCACGTCCTTGATCGCCAGGCCGCACTTCGGACTGCATACGGCCTGCCCAAGGCGCTGCGGGACGAATGAGGCCCTGCATTCTGGGTTCTTGCACTTCTTCGGTCGGGGCTGCTTTGCAGGAAGGCTCATGCAGCCTCCTGGCTCAGCAGGTCACTGAACACCACGCCATGGCCGGTGAAGTACGCAGCCATACGGTCGGTGTACTGGATGCCCTGGGCGCGATTGAACAGGCTGGTCACCGGGAAGCCATCCGGGCCAAACAGCTTGCAGCCGCCCATCATGCTCAGCTTCGTCTCGTAGGGAAGATGGCGCATGACCCGGTACCACTCAGCCTGAAACCCAGCATCCTCGTTCAGCAGGATCTGGACGCCAAAGTGCAGCTTGCAGTACCGGCGCGCGTCGCCTGCATCGCCGATCTGGGTCATCTCGGAAATGCGCTTGTACATCGCGAACCACAGGGCGTTCTGATCGAGCGTGCGGTCCTTCCCCGGGCGCAGGGAGACAACCACGAACTTCTTCTCCCGGAACATGGTGGTCAGGCAGGTGATGGCTTCGGAGAGCTTGGCCTGGCAGTTGACGGAGATCTTGTCAGTCATAGGCACCCCGCGAAGTCTTCGAGCAAGCCTTGATTGTCCTCGGCCAGCTTGTCGCGCTCCTTGCGCAGCGCCTCGTTCTCGGCCTTGAGCTGACCAGCACCGCGCTGCACCGTTTCCATCTGGCTGCGAAGTGAACTGTTCTCCGCGCTGATGTGGCTGAACTGGGCGGCGATGTGCTCTTCCAGCGATGCCTGGTCACGCTGCCAGTCGGCGTCATCGTGGAAGTAACCGAAGCGCTCGCAGAGGCTGCGGTGGAAGTTTTTGAAATCAGCGAGCAGGGCCAGAGCCCCCTCAGCAAGATTCTTGTGGTGTTCATCGACGCAAAACCGTCGATCTGTCATCACGCGGTCAGACAACTGCTTCAGTTCGGTGTAATCGGTCATTGAGCGATCCCCTTCAGCAAGGCCTGCAGCTGCTTCAACTTACCCAGGGCCTCGGCATTACTCTCCTGATCAGCCGCCACAGAAAGAGCCACTTCTTCGATGCGGGCCGCCATGGCCTTCATGCGCTGGCCGAACTCGTCGGCGAGCAACAACACCTCACCGGAGAGTGCCGCGAGAGAGTCGAGCGTTCCGGTTTCGGTTTTCTTGATGGACACGACGGTTTGGGTGGCGGTCTTCGACATGGTCTGTTCTTTCCTTGATTTTTGGGTGGCGGCAGCGCGCTGGAAGTGGCCATTGACGGGTTCGCGGATCAGGCCGTGTTCTTTCAGTGCGCCGAGGCAGGCGCGAACTGCCGGGAATTCGGCGCTGCTGGTTTTCGAGGCTTGCAGGGCCCGATGGATTTCGAGCGCGGCCCAGTGCTGCTGGACTGGGACGACTTGGAAGACCTTGCGGGCCAGTGCCGTCTGGCCAGCGAGCATCTGTTGTTGCCTGGTTTCGTTCATCAAAGGCTCTCCTTGCGTTGTGCCGCCGCAATAGCCTTGCGGGCTTTGCGTTTGCGCAGATAAGTGTCGACACGATCAGCCTGGGCCTTCTTCAGCCGCTGAAGGTCATTGCGTGCTTTTGCCGCATCCACGATCTGGCGGACCTCAGCGAGCCTTTCGCGAAGATGTGGCGACGGATTCGCTTGGGATCCGGTGAGCAGCCCAGCAATGGCCTGGCCATCGGCGGTGATTGGGGTGATGCGAAGATCTGCCAAGTACTGAGTGGCGGACTGCTGATTAATCAGTTGCATACGGACCGCGGACTCTATGGCGATGACCCGGCGCCCTGGGTCGAATCCAAGGGAGACGCTCCAAGTAGTTGGAATGGCTTCTGCCCGAGCCGTTGCCACCAGGCGGTCGTAGGCGCTGTTGAACGCCATGCGTGCGCCCACCTTGTCACCAAGCCGCAGGATCGGAGCAGCAGCGGTCATGGCCTGCTGTATCTCGGTCGTCATCACTACGGTTTCGATCTCGTCACTAGCGAGCAGTGCGATCGACCAGGCCTCATCTTTCCCTGGGCGGCCATCCATGAGTTGCACACGCGACAGGATGTCCGCCATGGCGAGCTTGCCCTTCACTTCGAAGCGGCAAGCCTTCAGTGCAGCCTTGACGACGGGTACCGGGTACGCGCAAAGGTCCTCAGCCATCATCGCCGCAGTTCCAGGGTTCATCTCCTGCCCCATGGCCTCAGCAGTGGCGCAGATCGCGGACGCCAGCCCGGCTACCTGCTGATCGTTCATTTCAGAGGTATTCATTGCGATCACCTGCTTGGCGCTTGGCCAGAACCATCTGGGCTGCCTGCTCTGCCGCGGAGAGGTTCGCCTCGGTGCGCTCCATCTGGCGGGCAGTTGCCCCGTTGATGCGCTGGCCCGTGATCCACTGGGTGTGGTAACTCTCGGCGTTGGCCAGCAGCTCGTTGAGGCTGTGGCACTTGCGGAGAATGGAAGCGTCACTGGTTTTCAGGAAGTGGGCGGCGACGTGGTGGGCGACATCGGCGCCGAGCCGGTCGACCAGTTGGCCGAGCTGCCCACCGACTTTGGCGTTCCACACCGGCCAGGTGCTGTAGCGCTTGCGGTAGGCCATGGCGTAATTCGCCCAGACCTTGAAGGTTTTGCAGGACTGGTCTTTGGGGCCAGGCATGTCAGCGGGGATCTCAACCCGGGGCGTATCGGTGCGATCAACGACCAGCACCAGATTGTGGGCCGGCTTGTCCGGGCTGCCGTCCAATTCCTGACTGGTGCCCTGATTGGTATCCTGATGATTGGTATCCTGATTTGTCGGATATTTTTCCGACCCTCGCTCGGATTTTCTTCCGACCTTGCTCGGAGATTTTTCCGAGGTAGATCGGATTTTTTTCCGACCTTGGTTTTCTGGTGGGGTCGGATATTTTTCCGACCCATCAAGCTTCTGGTTCCACTCGACGGCCTTCTCGGTCAGCCGGAAAAGCGTGATGTTGGAAGTGCTGGAAAGTTCGATTAAACCGGCCTCGTCCAGGGCCTTCAGCATGCGATAGGCAGTGTCCGGCTTGTCAGTGAGAAGCGGCAGCTCCTCGACGATCTTGGCCTTGCTCAGCGCGAAGAAGATCCCATCGTCGGTCTTAACCGGCTTGGTCCAGCTCGGGCAGCCGTAGATGAAGGCGAACAGCAGGGCCTGCTGAGAGTTCAGCCCCCACTCGAGCGCCTTCACCTGGTTGATCGTGATGGTGAATTGCATTTCAGGCCTCCGCCGATGTGCGGAAATCAATGACCTTGACGCCCTTCCAGCTATTGCAGCTGGCACAAAGCGTCTGGAGGTTCTCTAAAACTGCCTCCCCGCCCAGGCTTTCAGGGTGAATATGATCAGCTCTCAGGTTTCTGTGATCGCCACAGCGCAGGCAGCGATACAGGTCGCGCTCGAAAACTTGGGTTCTTATGGATTGGCCGATAACAGCTTTTTTAGACCTTGGCGCTTCCTCATTCGGCCAGGTAAGCCAGACACCGCCATGCTTCTTGCTATAGGCGTTCGCAATTCTTTCAGCGCACTCTCCACAGACAGAAGCGCCGGGGACCTCGAGCGAATAGCAGTACATGGCATTGCGAGCTTCCTGGCTGGAGTCGCCACACACAGGACAGGAAGAAGTAGGCACCATGCTCACGCCCCACCTCGCATGGCTTTGTCGTGGATGATCAGCCCGTCCCAGGTCTTCTTTTCCCGCGACACGTTTTCTGGTTTTGAAAAACGTGTCGCGACATTGGTCGGGGTGTTGATTGAATTGGTGTGGGTATGCATAATCTTCCCCATCAGGTGGTATCGAATTAGCCGGGGCGCAATCCCGGCTTTTTTGTGCCTGTCGTTTGCGTGGCCTTATCAGGGACTGAGTCCCTAATTAGGGATTGGGCGGTTACCTTGGCGCCGCGAACAGCACCACGTTGCTGCTCTTCCGCTCTCGCCTTTGTGCGAGGTACTGCGTGGCCTTCTTCAGGATCTGCTCGGCCAGTTGGTCGGTGGTTACGCCAACCTCCTGCGCCCAGGCTTCCAAGTCCTCAAAGTCGTCCTTCCGGAATCTCTCAACCTGTACGTCGTGCTGCTGGACTTCGTTTGCAGGCGACATGAACCTCTCCCCATTCCCTATTCAGGCCTTGGCCTTCTTCTCGTTGATCAGCGGCAGATGGCCGTGTTCTTTCTTGAAAGCCAGTGCTGCCAAGATGATTTCCCGGGCCAGCACGCTGTGTTGCGCCTTGAGTTCCAGGGCGTATCCCTTCAGCTCGTTGAAGTCTTCGTCATCCAGACGGACCTTGACCTGGTGGTCGTGGCGGTGGGATTTGTCGTCATAGGCCATCGGTATTCCCCTGGCTGCTACGGTGTGGTCTGGATGAGCGCTTGCTAGTTACTCTTCAGGGCCTGCTCAGGCCCTACGGTGAAATGGCATCACCGCCCCCCGCGGACTCCGGGGCTTTGTTCGGTTGGCCAGTTCTTTCCGGATCAGCTCTGCCGCAAGGGCGTCGGGTGTTACTCCCCGTTTTTCCGCCTCTCTCTCCAGCTGCTCCATCAATCCCTGGTCCAGCCCGACTTTTTCAGTCGGCATGAGGCCTCCTTCGGGCCTTCAGGCCACGTGCTGATCGCCGGTATTCTCCGAAGCCAGTGCAGCCAGCTGCGCCTCGAGCAGCTCGCGGCACAGAACTGCACGCTGTGTGCGATGAAACTTGGCCAAGGCCTGGATCAGTTCAAACGTGTCCTCGTCGACCCGGACCTTGATCTCGCGGTCATGCAGGTGCTTGGGGTTTGCGTACATGCGGGGATTGCTCCTTGGTTGCTCGAAAGGGTTAGGCGGCGGATTTGGTGGGTGCTGTTTCTGCAAGCAGATGAGATGCCTTGAAAGGCTTGCCGCAGGCTTTCGCCATGGCCGAGATCTTTTCTGCGTACTTGGTTTCGCCGGTGTATTCGGTGCGCGGGAGGCAGCCGGCTGTGAGCCACTTGTAAACGGCTCGCGGCGTCTTCCCGCAAGCGAGAGCAACGGCGGCAACTCCGCCCGCATCATCGATTGCCTTCTTGAGTGCCTGCATATGGGCCTCCAATGGAAATATGAACTGCAAGTACATATTATGTCGGAACTGAAAGTACATGCAAGCGCATGCGATATTGAACCTATGGTTCAGATAGAAGAAATCCGCAGATCATTTGTTTCCCGTTTAAAGGAAGCTCTCGCCGCAGAAGGGATTCCAGAGTGGGGAGCAGGTGTTCGCCTGGCAAAGATGGCCAAGGTCACGCCGAAAGCTTGCAGCAAGTGGCTCAATGGCGAGTCGATGCCGGGTGGCACGAAGATGTTAGCCCTGGCTGGCGCCCTCTCTGTCCGGGTCGAGTGGCTGGAGTACGGTCGCGGAGAGATGCGGGAGGCTGTCACCGCACAGCCTGTTGATCACCGTATTCCCCCGCGCGAATTCAACTTGCAAGACGATAAATCCTATACAGGGGTCCTGCAGCTTACTGCTCGCGGGTCTACCGGCAGCGACGATGATAATTCACATGTCGAGATTCGCGGCGTTCTTGCATTCAAGACAGAGTGGTTACGAGCAAATCGACTCAACACAAAGCACCTAGATGTCATCTACGCCGACGGCCATAGCATGGAACCAACCATCAATGGTGGTGACGTGCTGCTAATTGATGAATCAAAGATTGAGCCTCGAGATGGACAGATTTTCGCGCTGCAAAGCAATTCAAAGGGCACAATCGTAAAGCGCTTAGTGAGGTCAGATTTCAACGGCTGGATCATCCGAAGTGATAACCCAGACAAGGCAAAATACGGCGATCAGATCCTTAGTGATGAGGAAATCAACGAGGTCCGGATCATTGGGCGCGTGGTTTGGCGTGGTGGAATGCTCTAGTCAATTAATAAGCTGATATGGATGATGCGAGGATGAGGAGGCTAACCTAGGCAAGGAATCTCTTCCTCTTTGCAGTGCAATGGGCCATTGTACTGTCTGGACTGAAATACAAACAAAGGGAGTTGTTATGGCAAAACAGCCTGTTCCCCAAAAAAGGCAAAAGGAGATCCCTTCGCCTGATGGAGAGCCAGTATCGAATTCCTCTGAAGAAATTTTGGGGAGGATGATCAATAAGATTGGCGCAGAAAAAGATGCAGACGTGTATCTATTCGGAGGGCCTCTTGAGAGGTCATACGAAAATGCGATGCTTATGCTTATTCAGCATAAAAAGAATAGGAAGAAGAATGCAGTTCTGCATCTAGATACATATGGCGGTCACGCCGATGCTGCTTACAAGATTGCGAAGGCCTTTAAGCGTAACTACGATCGCCTGACCGTGATGGTCTTCTCGGACTGCAAGAGCGCAGGAACCCTGCTCTGCTTGGGGGCCGATGAGCTAGTGATGTCAGATCTGGCTGAATTAGGACCGCTTGATGTGCAGATCCCCAAAGAAGGGGAATTTAGCGGGCGACGGTCAGGGCTGGATATCACTGACACGCTGGTTGCATTGCAAAGTGAATCAATCCGCCTCATGCGCCAGCATTTCATAGATTTGCGCCTTGGGTTCAACCAGCAGATATCAACAAGGGATGCGCTTGATAATGCAGCAAAAATCGTGTGCGGGTTGCTTGCACCTGTCTACTCGCAAATAAACCCGCTAAGCCTTGGTGAATCTGCTCGCTCTAACTCCATCGCATTCCACTATGGACAGAGGTTATCCAAAGGCAACCTCCACCCAGGAGCACTGAACAAGCTGATCAGTGGCTATCCTTCCCATGGATTTGTAATTGACCGTGAGGAGGCCAATGAGCTATTCATTTCAGCTCGCCCACCTTCTCCATCTGAAGAACTATTGATGCTTTTGGTGCTCCAAAAATATGAGCAGCTGGCATCTCGTCGCAGACCCTTGATTTTGTGTCTATCCGACGACTATCCTTCGCCGCAATCGAAGCAGGAGAAAGAAAATGTCAAGTCTGAGCAGGTCTCAGGTATCAAGCCTTCTGTCCAGCAACCAGAAAATCGCGATGAGCCAGGCGGTGACCGAGCTGGCAGCGACATCACAAATGATGGCGGAGCTGATGGAGACCGAAATGGAGGTTCGCAGCCAGATGCTGGAGTTCCTGGAGCAAAGGGCGGAAACATTACTGCCTCTGGAGCTAAAAAAACGCCAACTCGAGTGCGTAAGATAAAGTCTACGCCGCCTCCGCAATGAGAGCCCATAAGCCCAGCCTAGTGCTGGGCTTTTTGTTTCTGCCATCCCCACTTCAACTGCCGGCCCTGACCTGGCGCCGATCCTCCACCTGACTTAATCAGTCCAAGCCATAAGAGCCTGCCATTGAGCGGGCTTTTTTATGGCCGCAAGAAATATGTACTTTTGGTACTTGACCAATATGAACCTTTGGTACATATTTCACCTCGCCGAGTCACCCAACAGGGACTCGCCAGGGCCTCAAGAGACCCGCCGCTCTTTAGCGACACCCCTTGCCGGATCACCACCGGCCCAGCTTCAAAGGCAGCGATGAACCGGCCTCAACGGTTCAGAGGGTTGGCAACTGACCCGGGCGTGCAGCGTAAAGCGCCAAGAAGAGTTATCCAGCGGGAGAACAAGCCGAAAGGCCCGCGGCTGGAGGAACAACTTGAGATAGGCCGGTGACCGACGCCAGAAGCGGGTCACGGCGGAAAGCATCACTGAGCAGCCTTCTCGCGAGGGTTGCTTGGGATGACAACCACTTGGAAATAAATTGCATGGCCAAGTCTTTCAAGCAAATGATCAAGGACGGGGATCTGAAACGTGCCGACGCAATGAAGGCGCGCCTGGAGGATCTCTACGAAGAACCCGGCTTCAACCTTCGAGCCGAAGGCGAAGAGCTGGAAGAGAGTATTGATGCGCTGGCCGAGTTCATCTTCGCCGGCGGCCAGATCCCGGCATTGGAGGTACGACCTCGAGCTGAAGGTGGAATGTGGGTTGTCGATGGCCACCGCCGTCGCCGCGCCTACTTGAAGCTCGACCAAGCGGGACGACTTCCAAGGGTGCCGAGCAAAGATGACCCAAAGCGCTTAGAGGCCTGGATCTCGATTGTCCCCTTCGAGGGTAACGACGCCGAACGTGTCGCCAGGGTCATCACCAGCCAGGAAGGAAAGAAGCTCTCTCCTCTTGAGCTTGCGGACGGGTACAAACGACTCACAGCGTTCGACTGGACGCCTGATCAGATCGCAAAAAAGGTCGGCAAGACCCGTCAGCACGTTGAGCAGGTGATGACGCTCGGTAATGCCAACACCGACGTTCAGCAACTGGTCGCCTCAGGACAGGTCTCTGCGACAACGGCCGTTCAAGTCGTCCGCCAGCATGGCGAAAAAGCAGGCAAAGTCCTCGGTGGCGAGCTGCAAAAGGCCAAGACCACCGGCAAGACAAAGGTGACAGCAGGGTCAATGCGTGGCCCGACGACGCCACGCCAGCGACTCGAGGCGGTACGAACTGCAGCACAAGAGCTCGTAACAGCACTGCCTGAGGGCTTCTTGGATCCATCAGCGTCAGAGCTTAGCGTGCCCGCAGATCTTCTCCTGAAGCTACAGCAGGCGGTCATTGCGGCCAGCCAGACAGCCTAGCAATTCAATTGCGAGGCAGAGCCATAAACATCACGTCAGCCTGACGAAAACTGCCGGCGAAGCATGGCCAGCTTGTAGAAATTGGCCCGCGCCGCGATCAGTGCCCGCACATGCGGCCCGATCACCTCGAAAGAGGCTGCATCGGAGTGTGATCTGGAAAGGTGACTCCATACCGGGCTCAGTTTGTCGCTGAGCTGAGGCCTTGAGCCGGAACAGAATGGGCGTCCTTGCGATGACAAGCGCAGATCACACCCCGATACGGACAACCGTTGGCTTCAAAGAGCTTCAAAAGTCCATTTTGCTATTTCTGGATCGCTCGGTCGAACCGTTAGGTTCAAAATGATATCGGTCTTCGAGCCAGTCGGTGCGATGGCTGGCATACAGAAAACCGGGCCATAGATGCAAGGGCAGTCGGCCAAACGCAGTGTATTAGCTAGTGGTGCGAATAGGGCGTTGAGCTTTTGCTTCAACATTTCCTGCACAGCATCAACATCAAGATCCGGATCTACACGCTTCGCATCATGAAGCAATTGGGCGGTCGCCCTCAGATTTCCCTTATCGATAAAAAACTTGTACATCGCAGTGTTCCTCTTGATGGATTTTGGATCCTATTTGACCAGCTCAAATGATGCCATATTGACATCAAAGCTTCACAGATAATTCCCTTCCTCTCCGACACCACCCGCATGCACTCCCCTCCGCGCCCATCGGCAACCAGCGGAATGGATGAGTGCATCCGAGTTTTGTTGGTCCAGCCCCCTGGAGACGATCATGTCAGCACTACGCAAGGCACAGCTCGAGCACGACAACCGGATGCCACCACCAGTGAGCGAAGAAGACCTCGCTGAAACGGAATGGCTGGAAGCAAACACCGAGCGTCTGTTGATGGGCTACCGGATCTCTTGGGGCTATCACCCTTCAGAGCGTGGCGAGGTCACCCAGGCCGACTTTGCAAAGGCGGTTCAGGATCACCTGAACCAGCGCCAGATCGACGGTGAAGACCAGCAAGACGCCTTCGGGCAGTTGGTGATCAACGCCATGGGCTTTCGCAGTTCCGGCCTGCTGATGGACCTGGCGGTCTACCTGCTCGGTAAGAAAACAGCGCTGAAAGACATTGCGCTCGAGCTGCTGAAGCCACATGCCGAGAAGGCCGTCGCCCTTGACCAGGAGCAAGCGCGGGTTGAACAGGAGTGCGGATTTTGAGCCCGCACATCCTCATCGACCAAGCGCTGGAGGGAGTCAGTGATCCCACCAGCCAGGCCGACATGAGCGTTCTGGTTCAACAGTTGATCACCCGCCTCTACACCGACGAGCTGATCACCACCGAAGAATTCAGCCACTACTGCAAACGCCTGCTGAACATCTGCCAGCAGCGAAAGGAGGCAGCATGACCACTTCCCCAGTCAAATCGCTCATCGACGAGCAATTGGAAGACATTACCGCTCACAACCTGCGTGATGCATACAGCCTGGCCGAGCGCCGGGGCTTCTACGGGCCGCCAGTTGAGCAGTATGCGGAGCCAGGTTACCGCGGCCGTGTGCTGCAGGTTCTCCGCTATCGCGTGGCCCAGCTGGAGCGGCGGCAATGAGCGGCGCCGGCGCACACAAGCGCGGCCAGCAACTGGCGATCCGCTGCGCGAAACTCCGTCGCGAAGGCCTTTCCCTTTCCGAAGTCGCCCAGGTCACCGGCATCAAGAAGGAGCAGGCCAACGCCAAGATCGTCCTGGGTGAACGGCTTCTGTCCCTGGTCGAGTCGTGATCGTCCTCCTTTACTGGCGTAGCTCCTTCCCTGCCCTTGCCCTCTGCACTGCCGCAATGCTGATCAGCGCCCTCGCCGATCACCTCACCCAATAACCCACATCTTTCAAAGCTGCGCACCTGCGCGGCGGGAGATAGTCATGCCTGCACCCAACCTCGCTCTATGGGAAGAAGTCGAAAAGACCGATCCCAAGTTCACCAGGGAATACACCGGCCTTGGTGGATTCACCGGTACCGCGGTGAATGCTCAGTACCTGGCTAAGCGCGCGACCGAGCAGTTCGGCCCCTGCGGCACTGGCTGGGGTTACGACGTGATTGAGGAGCGCTTCGACGTCGGCGGTCCTCTGCTCGGCAAGGAAGGAAATGTGCTGGCTCACGCCCAGGTGCACACACTCAAAGTTGCCCTGTGGTACCTGGGCGGCGATGGCGAGCGCAAGACCATCACCCACTACGGGCACACTCCATTCATCACACAAAACAAATTCGGAAGCATCAGCACCGACTTCGATGCACCGAAGAAGTCTCTCACCGACGCTATCGGCAAATGCCTGAGTCAGCTCGGCTTCTCCGCGGACGTTCGCCTGGGCCTCTATGACGACATCCACTACGTCAACGAACGACTCGGCGAGGCCGCGATCGAGCGGGCCGAGGACAAGATCGAAACGAAGGAGCGCCAGGCCGCCGAGTACCGCGAATGGCTGGCCGAAACACTCCATCTGATCGCTACCGCGCAGTCTCTCAACGAGCTGCAGCAGCTCTACAAATCGGCCATGCGAAAGCTGGATCTCCGCAAGAATGATCCGGAGTGTGACGGCCACAAACTCAAATTCACCCGCGCCAAAGATGCCCGCAAGGCTGACCTTGAAGATGCCCAGGAGAGTGCCGCATGACCCGACTCTATGCATTGACCGGCCAGATGGCCGAACTCGCCGCCATGGCGGATACCGACGACGAAGGGCTGCGCCAGGCCATCCAGGACACCATGGACGGTATCAAGGGGGAGTTCGAAGTGAAGGCCGACAGCATCGTCATGCTGCGCCAGAACATCGAAGGCGATATCGACGCCATCGACAAGGAAGTCGATCGCCTGAACGAGCTCAAGCGGGTCAAGAAGAACACCGTGGGCCAACTCGGCGACTTCCTGCGCCGGAACATGGAGGCTGCAGATATCAAGTCGATCAAGCGCCCGCTGTTCACCATCACTCTTGCTCTTTCGCCTGAGAAGGTCATCGTCGACAACGAACAAGCCGTGCCTGACGAATTTGTCACGCTGAAGAGCGTGATCACCCCAGACAAGAAAACCATCGCCGTTAAACTCAAGGAAATCCGTGATCACAACAATGCAGTGCGCAAGCGCATCGAAGCTGGTGAAGACGCGGAGCATGAACTTCTTCCGGAGCCCGCCTGGGCGCATCTTGAGCGCGGCGAAAGCTCGATCCGGATCAAGTGAAGGAAGCGGCGTGAGACGAACCATCAACCAGGCGGCCACGCGCCGCAGACAGACCTGGCTGGGCCTGCCGGCCAGCGGAATTGAAGAGGTGGCTATGGCCAAGACTGGAAAAGAACGATCGGCCAAAGCAGCGCTGAAGCGGATCGAGTTCGACGAGAAGGAGTTGCGGCACCGGCTACGGCTGGGTACTCGGCAGATGCTTGATGAGTTGATGGCCTGGAACAATATCGAAGAAATCAGCGAGGCGGTGCAGAACCTGATCATCAACGCTCACGCGCTCGGGCCGACCCTCTCATTTCAAGCGATTGAAAGTCCGCGCCACAAAGTGCAGATAAGCGAAAACGTGGCGCGTATGTTCCGGGATGAGAGTTTGGCCGAGTTAAAACGTGACCTAGGTGACGAAATTATTCACCCCGGACTGATTTCGACACAGATATCCGCCGACTAAAGGGCGGGTAGACAGAAGTGCTGTCTTCCACCTCATAAGTAGCGACTATTTCGCCAGCTGCGTTAAGTTCTTCGTAGTGATAAATATCAGTGTCTTCGCCCCGCCGAGCCCCCCTAGCCTCCATCCCTGTAGCAACGAGCCGGTGACCATCTGGAATCGGCATTTTGTTGAAGTGCGCTTCCATCGTACCTCCAGTATCCGGCCCCATGCCGGTCACCCGTAATACCCCATTCAAAACCAAATTGCCACCATGCCGTCGGACGGTTTGACTGCTCTTTACATTAAACCGGAGCCTCTTACTGGAGACCCGAGAGCAACACCATCCCATAGAGGGTGATGAAACTCAGGCCCGCTGGCTCCAAGCTCTGAAATATCATGACAAATTTGATAACGAGCACCGTCAGCGGAAATCAACTCAACGCTAACTAGTTCATATGCATTAAAGACATAGTCGAAATCTCTGGGCAGCTTAAAGTCAACGGGGTGATCTATATTAATTGGCAGAATCTGCCCTGGATCGAGCAGGCAGGACTCCATCTCAGAAGTATATATAATTGTGAACGAATGACTTGACCGCATGTGCCCGCGCTTGTCAGGCCCTCTGAGAATTTCGATAGACTTTACATATAGTGCCTGTTTACCGGTATTACTTAAGGTATATCTGAGGTTCCGCATCTCAGGGCTAATAAGACGCTCCTTAGGTATATCGTAAATATTGTCTCCAAACTGCAGCAAAACTGATGCAGGTGTAAATGTCCTTTCGAGAAGGATCAACATCGCACTGGAAGGTTTGTGTAATTGAGAAAAGTACAGCGCTGCGAATGATACTAGCAAGGCCCCGCCTGAAAGAGCCAAAGTCATTAGGTCTTTCGTTTCCATCTATCAGCTCCATCTGCAGCCCAAAATAGTTATCACACCCGATTCCAAGCCAAATTGCCACCATGCCGCCGCCAGCACGGAGGGCGGCGCATGCATGGAGAAAGCCATGAGCAATTTCAACTGCGCCTACGTGCGCAACCACTACGGTGTGCCGACTGAGGTCGGGCGCCGCGTGATCGCCAACGGTGAGCCGGGTGTGATCATGGCTGACCGCGGCCATTACATCGGCGTCATCCTCGACAGCGACCCGAAGAAGCGCATCCGGAACTACCACCCGACCTGGGAGATGCAGTACGGCGACATGGCCGAAGAGCTACCGCTCAAGCAGTGGGAAGTGCTCATCGATGGTATGTACGACTGGGATGACGTGCGGTACATGCTTGGCGATGCGCACCACTGTGTGCGGCGCGTATGGGCTGCCACTCGCAGCCAGGCCAAGTACCGGGCCTACCAAGAACTGGACGAGTGCTTCGAAGACGCCACAGCCATGCTCACCTTCAAGGTCCGCGCGGCAGCCTGAGCCTCCTGCTCTGCCCAACAGCTCCTTCCCCACATCAACGAATCACGTCACCGAGGCTGGCCAGGCCATGGAGGATTTCCCATGCAAGCAGTCATCTATGCGGGCCTGCGTAATGGCGCCCGCGACCAGCAGATCCACGACGCCTTGACCTACAAGCACGTTGCTGAGGTCGCCCAGGACTTCAAGCTCTCCCCGAACACGATCCGAGCGGCGTCGAAGCGCATAGCCAATGCAACGGTGTACGAGCTGAGCCTATTGGGGGGGGTAGCCCAATGCCGATTGGTAGAGTCGCCGCAGACTGCTTCCGCAAGGCTGCACTCGGTGCATACCGCAGCTACCACGGCACCTTTCGCAACCTTGAGCTGCCTTGCTGGGTGATCACCGACGGCACGCAGCGCATCGAAGTGGTGGAGCTTCGGAGGATCGATACTGGCGAAGTCTCGCCGTAGTCCAGCCCCCCACCCAACCTTAACGACTCACGCCAGCCGGTGAAGAAAACCTTTATCCATGCGATATATTCTGCCACTTCAGTTGCGGCGCAACCTCGGCGATCACGACTAACCTCCCGACAAAATTTGCTCGGGAGATTAGTAGAGTTGAGCGATTATCTAAACATGATTCAGCTCCGGATATATACCCGAGGCCCAATCAAAATTAATTTGATGCTCGCCAAAGAAAACCTTAGTCTGGCGCCAGTGATTGTCCGCAGACATTAGATATTTTAATAAGTAGGAATCCCAGAATTCGTCCACAGATTCGACACCAGCTGCGCAGGCCATACCAGCAAGTGTAACAAGCCTATCGCACAAAAAATCCGCTAGCTTTGCATACCAGTCGCCCTTCAGGGGATCAACGGTTTCAGACGTAAACTCCGTTCCCCCCTCATGAAATATCTCACAACGGTACACATACATTTCCTCTATTGTTTTCTTCCATTTTTTTGACTCTGGATTAGGGTTTGCCGAAGAAAACCCCTGAAGCGCTTGGTTTTTGTAAATGATAGTAGAGTAATATTTTGATGGAGCACCTATTAATAACGGAATCCGCTTATTTGCTCCAGGTCCATCTTTCTCACCTTTGGGGAGCATAGACTCGAGGCCTACCCACGAGAAAGCAAAACGATGGACGATATTAGCTGTCCTCTGAGACTCTCGATCCCAAGACATACACTTGCTCAGTGCTTTCCCCAACGGGGTCAAATTATTTTTCAGAGAGTCGTGCAGAAATTTATCCCAGTAACATACTTCAGGGGCGTATCGAAAACCTGGCCCCATTGCGGTGTTGCTTGCCTCAATCGCTTCCCACTTACCTCTATGGCAAACAGCCCCAACGGCCACGCCTTGCCTTCTATTCCAACTAATTAGACGCGCCCGGGACATAACTAGTTTTTTATTTAATACAGCTAGTGCAAGATCAGCAATCATTAACGCATCTTTCACGCCTTGCTCGTCAACACTAGGAACTGGTATTAGCAATACCTTTATATAGTCTAGAGTCAGGGGTCTATGATCAGCAATCCCGAAGGACACAAATGATTTGGCAACCGCAGACACAATATGCGAAGAGCCGCACTCTGGATTCTTTGAATCCTGAAGCAGGAACATGTCTGGCCCCAATCCCAACCCCATAGGGGGGATACTTAGAACACCAGTTACTGCAAACGCAACCCATTTTTCCGATGAATTTAAATCAATCCTAATCATTACAAATCCCTTAACGCACAGGCGCACGCAAACATCAGCAGCGTCTTCTGAAGTGAACGTTAAATCAATATACGAACAACAGCAATCGACCTGTTCGCCGGCCTCGGCGGATGGAGCACTGGCGCGCTACATCACCAGTATTAACGCGGCGCTGCCTGCAATCGCCATCTGGCAGCTTGGAGCAGTGGAGCATTGAATAGAGAAGCGAACTCGGGTCTGAGCATGATAGCCTCCACTGTCAGATGCTCCCTTCCTTCTCGCAGTAATTTCTTGAACCCATCTTGAAAATCTGGGGACTGAACCAGCTTTATCGACGCTTCAACAGGATGCTGCGCACGGTTCATGGCTTCCCACTTAGTTGGGTGATATCCGAACTCGTGGCACTCACGGATTGCTTCGAAAATAGCCTCAGCAAAGGCTGCCCTTGTCTGCTCCACACAACACTCCTTGTTTCCATGGGCGGCACATTGCCTCCCTCAGCCCTCTGAATACCTCAAATCATCTATTCACGCCACTTCGGCGAGGACCCCCATGTCTGCATTTCAGAAAAAGAACCCGCTCGACTTCAAAACCCAGTACGGCCTTGGCCTCGATCCGCAAGACGATGAGATCGTTGTCGACTTCTTCTGCGGTGGTGGCGGCGCCGGTACCGGCCTGGAAATGGGCCTGGGCCGCGCGGTGAACGTCGCGAAGAACCACAGCCCTGCAGCGATCAGCATGCACACCGTCAATCACCCCGGTGCAGTGCCCTTCACCACAGACGTTTTCGACGGTGACCCAGATGCCGAGTGCGGCGGCAAAGCCGTTGGCTGGTTCCACATGTCGCCGGACTGCACCCACCACAGCCAGGCTGCCGGCGGTCAGCCGCGCAAGCGCGAGATCCGGAACCTGTCGTGGATCGGTCTGAAGTGGGCCGGCAAGAAAAAGCCCCGCGTCATCAGCTTGGAGAACGTGAAGCAGATCCTTCAGTGGGGGCCGCTGATAGCCAAGCGCTGCAAGGCTACCGGCCGCGTGGTGAAGCTCGGCGGCGGAGTAGCAGCCCCCGGTGAGGTTGTACCGGTCCACCAGCAGTTCCTGGTGCCCGACCCAAAACGCCGTGGCCAGACCTGGGCCGTTTTCGTCGCCGAGCTGCAGCGTCTGGGCTACGTCGTTGAATGGCGGGTGCTGAAGGCCTGTGACTACGGCGCGCCGACCAGCCGGGAGCGCCTGTTCATGATCGCTCGATGTGACGACCAGCCAATCGTCTGGCCCGAGCCGACCCACGCCAAGAATCCGACCAAGGGCCAAAAGAAGTGGCGCACCGCAGCCGAGTGCATCGACTGGACTATCCCGAGCAAAAGCATCTTCAACAGGCCGAAGCCACTGGCACCGGCCACCCTACGCCGGATCGCGAAGGGTATGAAGAAATTCATCATCGATGCCGCTGACCCGTTCATCGTGCCGATTGCGAACTGGTCCGGTGACAGCGTGCAGTCAGCACATGAGCCGCTGCGCACCGTGACTTCCTGGCCCCGCGGCGGATCGTTCGCCATGGCCAGCCCGATCATCGCGCCGGCTACGCACCAGGGCGGCGACCGGATCAACGACCCAGCAGCCCCGCTGCCGACCGTCACCTGCGCGAATCGCGGTGAGCTAACGCTGATCAGCCCGACCCTGATCCAGACCGGATATGGCGAGCGCGCCGGACAGGAACCTCGAGTGCCCGGCCTTGACCAGCCTTTGGGCACTGTCGTTGCCGGCGGTGTAAAACACGCCCTCGCCGGCGCAGTGCTGGTAGGTGCCGGTGGCCCCGAATACTCCGGCAAGCCTGCAGCTGTCGACCAGCCGGCCGGGACGTTGATGACTCAGAACCACCGCGCGATCGCGGCGGCGCACCTGGTCAAGTTCCGGTTTGTGGATGAAGGCAAGGCGCTTGACGATCCACTGCCAACCGTCACCAGCGGCGGGAACTACCAGCGCCCGGCCGGCGCCGAGCACGCCATGGGCATCTCGACAGTGTTCATGGCCCAGATGAACGGAGGTTTCAACACCACTGCGGCCAAGAGCATCGAGGACCCGATGACTACTGTAACCAACACCGGCAGCCAGCAGCAGTTGGTGACGGCAAACCTGGTGCACCTGCGCGGAAACTGCGATGCGCGAGACGCCGGGGACCCGCTGCACACCATCAGCGCCGGCGGCACTCACCACGGCCTGATGACAGCCTTCATGGAGCGCCAGTTTGGCGCAAGTGTCGGCCAAGCCGTGGACGAACCAGCCCTCACCATCACAGCAGGAGGCGGTGGCAAAAGCTCGCTGGTCGAGCTGCAGCTATCGCCAGAGGTCGAGGCCGGCGCCCTACGCGTCGCAGCCTTTCTGATCAGCTACTACGGCACCGAGAACATCAGCGGAACCGACGCACCTGCGCCGACCATCACCACCAGGGACCGCCTCGGCCTCGTCACCGTGACCATAAAGGGCACCCCTTACGTGATCGTCGATATCTGCCTGCGAATGCTGCAGCCGTCCGAACTGTACAAGGCCCAGGGTTTCCCGGCCGATTACATCATCGACCGCGGCGCCGACGGTAAGCCGTTCACCAAAACCCAGCAGGTTCACATGTGCGGCAACAGCGTCAGCCCACCGCCGATGGCCGCACTGGCCCGGGCGAATGATCCATGGAGGGTAAACCAGCGCGAAGCGGTGGCCGCATGAGGCCCCACCACAACGTCTACACTAGGCCGGTCGGCAACGGAATCGCTACACTTTAATCAATATCATTGTCGTGCAGAAATTTAGCGACTTGCTTCGCCGAATTACTTCCGGAGTGATCAGACGTAACAATAATGAAGTTGCGGTTTAGCCTCCGCTGTAAGAAATCGAGTTCTTCAGGGAGGCTATCACCAACAAACATCATGAATCTAATCCCCAAAAGCTCGAACTGTATACCGTTGATGCTTGGAAGAGCCATTAGTGCTGGTAGCGACATAATCCCGTTCATTTCTGGCTGCGTGTTAACGTCCGCCACTAACAAGAAACCCTCTATGTACCCATGCGGATTCAAGAGAAACCTCTTCAGCTTTTCTAACTGCGCCCCAGTGCAAGCCCCCTTACAGCTTTTTATGCCCGGCGCCGGGACCGGCCATTCTAGGGCGCGCCAGAATACGCTGACTGCGAAGTAGTAAAGAGCCAAACTCAACTCTTCGGGAAGTTGGTTGGGAACAAACAGGAGTCTGCGAACGCTCATTTCTACGGGACGAATAGTCATAAGATGCTCAAGCAGAGGAAATTCATGATGGGTACCCCAATGCTTGGCAACGATTGCTTCTCCATGTTTGGAAAAAAGATGCTCGCATTTTGAACATAGGAAATGAGCATCCACCTGCTTATCAGTCCTCCCAAATCTGCCCGACTGCATGTCTATCCTCAGAGGTGATTTCCCACCTTCTGAGGGCAGATCTCTAACTTGCTTGTAGGCTGATTTAGGGAGCAGGTGACTTTTTTTTAAGATCCCTGCCTGTCCGCACAAACCGCATATCCCATTACGCATTTGCTTTTCCCTTGAGCGACACTCTACTGCAACAAACATTGACAGGTTCACGGGCATCGAGATTAGCGCATCCAAGATGCCGAACAGTCATCGAGTATCAAATTCATTTTCTGGAGTGCATCCGTACTCCATCCCGCAGTAACTCCCTCCCCCTTCAAAGTCAGCCGCTATAGCGGCAAGGACGAAGTCATGCCTGAAGAAACTGTTTTGATCCAGCCGCTGCCGGTCGAGCGCGATATCGACGGCTGGTGGTCTCACCCAAATTACCTATCGGAGTTCGATGACGAGATCACCGAAGCACAGTTCCAGGAGTGGTGCCTGCGCCACCAGGTGGAAACCAAAATCACCTACATGGAAAGCGACGTTCCCGCCGATGTGTTCGATACATACATGGATGACGGTCAGTGCGATTGCTCGGCATGGGAGATCCAGCATCCAGACGAACCGGGCTGGTTCATCCTGTCGATTCATGACGCGGAAGATGGTCCGGTCTGCGTGTGGGGTCGTCGAGCGGCGCCCGTGCCGAAGCTGCCAGGCGCGAAGGTGGCGCCATGATCCTTCCCATCCTCTACATGGCCTGGCTGATCTACACGGGGCCGAAGCGATGAGCGAATACCAGCTCTATCATGGCGACTGCCTCGAGCAGTTGCTGCAGATGCCAGACAACAGCGTTGATAGCATCGTAACCGACCCGCCCTACGGCCTGTCATTCATGGGGAAAAAATGGGACCACGACGTTCCGTCGGTCGAGGTATGGGCTGAGTGCCTGCGCGTTCTCAAGCCGGGCGGTCACCTGCTGGCCTTCGCCGGTACCCGCACTCAGCACCGTATGGCTGTGCGGATCGAGGACGCCGGCTTCGAGATCCGCGACATGATCGCCTGGGCTTATGGTTCTGGCTTCCCGAAGTCGCACAACCTCGAGGGCGAGCATGAAGGATGGGGCACAGCGCTGAAACCGGCATTGGAGCCGATCACCGTGGCGCGCAAGCCGTTCACCGGAACTGTCGCAGATAATGTCCAAGCTCACGGTACCGGGGCGCTGAACATCGACATGTGTCGAGTCATGCCGACAGGTGAGCGGCTGGGCGGCGGCGATGAGTGCGGTAAGTCGGGTAAGCCAGAAGGTTGGGCCCGGCCGTGGATGGATGATCCTTCCCATGTCGCAGCACATAACGCCAAGGTAACAGCGAACGTCGAAAAGGCCTCACAGCTTGGGCGCTGGCCCGCAAACCTGATCCATGACGGAAGTCCTGAGGTGCTAGCGGCATTCCCTGATGCCCCAGGCCAACTGGCCGCTGTAAGCACCAGCGACACACAGCGAGCCGGTCAAAACTGCTACGGCAACATGAAGCGGGGCCGCGGCAAAGAGGCCAGTGCAAATAGCGATAATTCTGGCGTCGTCGGCTTTCAGATGAAACCCGGGGCCCGGCGACTGGATTCTGGCAGCGCCGCCCGCTTCTTCTACTGCGCCAAGACCAGTCGCGCCGATCGCCATGAAGGTCTGGCCAATCCCGGCCCGCAGTTCACCACCGGCACCACCCTGCGCAAAGTCGAGAACGTCGGTACCAGCGGAAACAACCACCCAACGGTGAAGCCGACAGACCTGATGGCCTACCTGCTACGCCTTGTCACACCGCCAGGCGGTACCGTGCTTGACCCGTACATGGGCAGCGGCAGCACTGGGAAGGCGGCGATGCGCGAGGGCTTCCGCTTCATCGGCATCGAGCGAGACCAAGACGAGCACGGAAACTGTCTCGGTTATATAGCGATCGCCCGTGCACGAATCGAGCATGAGCGAAACAAATCGAAGCAGTTGAACTTGGAGGAGTTCGCCACAGCCCACCGGAAAGTCGACGGATAGCCAGGACAACGGACTGGGCGAACGACTCAACGATAGCCGCGCGCAACGCCGGTAACTATCAGAGCTTTCCAAAATGCCCGCGCCCGAAATCTGAATTGGCGCTCGTCCCGGCCAGCACATTCGCCCCTTTACAAGTGCGCTGGGCCGGTCGAGCGGCGCAACTCTACAAACTGTCGCGACAACTGTCCCGAACACAATTCTGAATAAACCTGAAGCCTGCTGACCGCGGGCGAGGACACCCCATGGCAAATGCCACAGCAGCCAAAGCCACCAGTATTCAGCCGCGCTTCATTCGCTTCGGTGATGCGCCTGGCTACCTCGGTATGTGCAATGACGAATTCAACAAAACTGTTAGGCCAAATGTCCGGGAATTCCCGATAGGGAAACAAGGAGTCGCCTTCGACCGGCACGAACTGGACGAGTGGGCCGACGCCTACATCGCGGCCAAGGCAATTGAAAAAGCCGCCAAACAGGACAACAATCGGCCTCGCAGCGAGCGCCAAGGAGCAACACAATGGCGCGAAAAACGATCTCCGGTCTCTACCAGAAAGGTGGCATCTGGCAAATCGACAAGGTCTTCCGTGGCGAGCGACTTCGAGAAAGCACTGGAACTGGTGACCGGCAAGAAGCAGAGCAGTATCTGATTCACAGGCTTGAAAAGTTACGCCAGGAGCGCGTTTACGGTGTTCGCCGTACACGCACCTGGGAGGAAGCAGCGACGCGATTCCTGCTTGAGTACAAGGACCAACCCTCAATCAAGCTTTCGGCACACCACCTCACGCACCTTCATCCCTATCTGAAGGATCTGCCGTTGACTCACATCGACGACCAGGCACTTGAGGAGTTTGTGGCTGATCGATTGAACGGGATGGTTCTACCGTGCGGTAAGCAGCTGAAGCCAGTTGCACCTCGTACAGTGAACATTTCCATTGAGCGGGTGATCCGGATTCTGTCGCTTTGCGCAAGAAAGTGGCGGGATGAAGAGCGCAGGCCCTGGCTCGACTCGGTTCCGATGCTGACAAAGCTCGATTTGAAGAAGAAGGTGCGGCTGCCCTACCCAATGACTTGGGACGAGCAGTCGATCCTCTTTGGAGAGCTGCCGACGCACCTGCAGAAGATGGCCCTGTTCAAGGTGAACACGGGTTGCCGGGAGCAGGAAGTCTGCAAGTTGAGATGGGATTGGGAAATCCAGGTACCGGAACTGGGGACCAGTGTTTTTCTGATCCCTTCCGACTTCGGCGGCCGTAACGAGCGATCCGGCGTGAAGAATGGCGACGAGCGCCTGGTGGTGCTCAATGCCGTGGCCAAGTCGGTTATCGACAAGCAGCGCGGACTGAGTAAAGAGTGGGTGTTTCCGTACAACGGCACAGCCATGCACAGGATGAATGACTCTGCATGGAAAAAAGCACGGGTGAGAGCGGCGAAACTCTGGCAGGAGGAAAACCTTCGCCCCGCTCACCCAGGGTACGCATCCATCAGGGTGCATGATTTGAAACACACGTTTGGTCGTCGCCTTCGGGCGGCAGGCGTAACCGAGGAAGATCGCAAGGCCTTACTCGGCCACAAGAACGGCAGCATCACCAGCCACTACTCCGGCGCGGAGCTTGAGAAGCTGATTGACGCTGCAAATAGGGTATCAGCCACGGACTCACGCGGGCCTGTACTGACGATTTTGAAGAGGAGGACAGGATGA